AACTTGACTGCCATTCCGCCCGTGGGGATGTGCGAAGCATGCATAGATCCAAACTGATTTCGTTGTTGTGAGATGAGAACAAGTAGTGTATTTTTGTTTGCATAATTTAACATTTTGACTGCGTGAGTCATATCCTTTGCTTCAGCGCCGATTTGCTTAGTATCTTGCAAATCTTTTAATTCATTTCCATCTTTTTCAAAGTAGATAGCTGGTAGCAATGCAGAAATAGAGTCTACAACAATTAAATCTACATCCGCTTCCATTAACTTAGTAGCAACATCTACCATATCATTAATTGTTTTTGCTGGAGAATAGATTAATTTAGATGAATCTACTCCTAATTTTTCAGCCCACGCTGGATCATAAGATGCTTCAGCATCAATCCATGCACAAGTCTTACCTTCTTTTTGTGCCATAGCAATCATTTGTAGACAGAAGGAAGATTTACCAGCAGACTTATTTCCCCATACAAGAACCTGACGACCATAAGGCATTCCGCCTTTCAAGGCAAGGTTCAGTCCGATGCTAGGAGTTTTCTGCTTATGAACTTGAACTTCTTGTGCCGATTGTACTCTATTTCTTGTTTTTGGATCTAGCTTTGATAATATATCATTTAATACAATTGTCATTTATTTTCTTTCTTCTCTCTCTCATTATACCATTTAGAATAGGTTTCCGTGAAGCCTTTGTCTCTCTTTATTTTTATTCATTTTCTTTTCTAGAATTTCATCTAGACTATGTAAAACTTGTTCTTCATTTCTCATTGCAGCATAAACATCTAATAGTCTGATAATAACATCAGCCATTTCTTCTACAACTTTTTCAGAGCCCTGGCTCTTTCTAATTGCTTCTAATACTTCAGTAACTTCTGAATGAACTAAAGCTAATTTATTTCCAATTTTGTCATGGCTATATTCTCCATCCCAAAATCCTTTTTCTCTTGCAGTTTCATGCAATATTGCTGATAGGGCATCTAGCCCATAATCAGTCATGAGAGTGGGTTGTTCCATCGTCATGAGTATGTCCCTTTTCTCTTAATCCAATGATAAATGACGGTCCGTCATTATCGTAATCAATAACCAATTCTTTATCTGTTTTACCAGCATCTAAAAAGCTTGTTGTTGGAATAATAATCTTTTTTTGTTGCTCTAAAATTGCAATCAATATATGATTCAAGCTTAAAGATCCAACTATTTCTTCTATGTTATCTGTCATTTTATTTCCTTTACATTTAAGGTTCCATCATCTAATTTTGATAATATTACCTGGCATTTCATTCCTTCACGCATTTTTGCTAATGCCATTTTATACATTGTTGGAAAAGCAATAACACGAGTTAAATTTTTATTTTTATCTGTCATTACAATGTGTGCCATCATTTTGCCAGCTTTTGTTTTATATGGAGTAAAGTTAATTACAAAATATTCATTTTCAGATAAATCATATTCTTTTTTATATAAGTAATCTACAAATAAATCTTTTGACTGTGGCTCTATATCACTTACCTTTACATATCTTGCAATTCGGTTATCTCCAACTAAAATAAAATACATTTGATTAGTTTCTATTTGAGTTTGTTCATTATGAAATAGTCCAATGGAACCTGTTTCATCTACTAGTTCTACTCGTGCCCAGCCATTTCCACGTTTAATATTTTTAACCATACCAAACATTACAAATGAACCAAGTTCATCAAAGTCCTCAATTGGTTTGCATTGCGCCTTAATTCTTGGTGGCAAATCTAAATTAAATGTAGGAATGCCTAAGTATTCGTAGTAGTTTTCTTTTTCGTTTCCTTGGCGTGGATTATCGTCAAAAGCAGCACCACCAATGGCATTGAGAGCAGAGATAGCCCTGCTGTTAATACCGCTACCTTTTTTAGACGACTTTTCAATAAGGTCTGCATAATTTTTAAATGGCCTCTTTTCAATAATCTTATTAGCAATACTATCTGAGATAAACTTTACCTCTGCTAATCCAAACACGATAGCATCTCCTTTTAATGAGAAATAAACATCTGACTCATTAACATGGGGAAGTCTAATTTTTAGACCCAATCTTTTTGCTTCAATTAGATACTCTGTTCTTGTGTCTTTATTACCTTCGTTTTTAAGAAGCGAAAACATAAACTCAAGAGGGTAATAAAACTTAAGCCAAGCTGTATAATAAGAAAGCATAGAGTAAGCAACAGCATGAGAACGATTAAAAGAATAACCTGCGTGAGCTTCAAAATCATGCCATAGGTGTTGCGCTTCTTTTTTACTAATATGCTTCTCAGCGCCAGAAATAAACTGATCTTTGAACTGGTCGAATTCTTTTGCATCTTTCTTCTTTCCAATAATTTTTCGAACCTTATCTGCTTCAGACCAGGTCATTCCTCCAAGATGTACGCAAGCTTGCATAACCTGCTCTTGGTAAATAATTACACCATAGGTATTTTCAATAAATGGCTGCATAATTGGATGCACATACTTAATTGCTTCATTTCCATGCTTTCTATTAATATAAGAAGCACCTACAGTATTCATAGCACCTGGACGAACTAAAGCATTTGATGCTGCAAGATCTTCAAATGTGCTGACACCCATCTTCATAAGTAGGTTTGTGTATGGAGTTGCTTCCGCCTGAAACACTCCCTTTGTGTATCCTTCGCTTAACATTGCATAAACTTTTTTATCATCTAATGGAATTTTAGACAGGTCTAGTTCTTTTCCATGTCTAGACTTAATTGATTTAAGAGTATCGGAAATAACAGACAAGGTCTTTAAGCCCAAAGCGTCAAGCTTTATAAGACCTATGTCTGCTACTGTATCCATATCATAGGCGACAACTGGGATTCTCCCAGAAACTTTATCTTGTGCATCTTCACGAGATTCAACTGGAGCATATTTTCTAATATCATCTTTTGCTACAACAACACCTGCAGCATGAACACCGACAGATCTAATCTTTCCACGTAATCTTTCTGCAAGCCATGTTACCTCTGGATATTTAGCTCTAAACTCTTTTGTATTTGGAGATTCAACAAAGTCTTCAAATGTATCTACTGACTTCAAAGCCTTATTTACTTCTCCAAGTGGGACCATAAATACACGAGCAGCATCACGAACCACACCCTTATCTTTGAAATAAGTAAATGTAGAAATAGATGCAACGTGCTTAAACTTCTTTTTTAAATAATCTTTTACTTCTTTGCGGCGACGGTCTTCAAAGTCTGTATCAATATCAGGAAAGTCATTACGCTCTGGATTAATAAAACGGAAAAACAGTAAGTCATATTTAATTGGATCTACGTCTGTAATTCCAAGGGTATAACAAACTAATGAACCTGCAGCAGAACCACGACCTGGGCCAACCATAATACTATTTTCTTTAGCCCAGTTAATCATATCTGCTACAACTAGAAAATAAGAGGCAAATTTCTTATCTTTAATTACTTCTAATTCTTCCTGTAACCTGTCAGCATAGACCTTATCCTCTGCCAGACCTAGGCGTTTAAGGCCTTCTGAGGCCATCTCAGCCAGTTTCTTGTCAGCATTAGTCTTAGGGACTGGAAGTAGGTCTAGACCCTGGTAGAAGTCATATTCTCCAATTTTAGAGGCTATCTCCATTGTATTGTCAAATATATCTGTTCTATTTATGCCAGCATCTTTAAAGTCTGCTTCAATTTCTTGTCGTGTTTGAATAAATAAATTATAGTCCTGAAATGATATTCTACGATCAGGATATAAATAATTAAATCTATCTAGCATGTCCTTCATGTTTCTGGACATGTCAAAATCTGCTTCTTTGTCTGCTTTAGGGCTTGTTGATAAAATCAACATAGCCTCTTCTAATATTCTATCTTCACCTTTAGCAAAGTGGGCATCTCCTGTTGCCACCGCTTTAATTTTTAATTCATCTGCTAATTCTAAAAGCTTTGCGTTTATTTCTTTCGGGTTGTGGGATTGTACCTCCACATAAAAATCTTCGCCAAAAGTTTGTTTAAAGTCTTTGAGTACAAGTTTTGCTTCTGAGAATTCCTGGCGTTCAATAGCTTTACTAATAAGGCCATTAAGGCATCCGCTAAGTACAATAATACCTTCTGCATATTCTTTTAATATCTCTCTATCAATACGTGGTTTATGATAAAACCCTTCGTTCCATGCTAACTCCTGTAGCGTATGGATATTATTTAATCCCTTTTGATTCTTAGCCAACAAAATAATATGGTTGTATGCTTGAATACTTTTATCTGTTTTTGATGAACGATCAAATCTATCTGTTGGGGAAATATATGCTTCTACCCCAAGTATAGGCTTGATGCCAATTTCTTTACATGCTTTTTGCATATCACGGTGTGATGATAAAGTTCCGTGATCAGTAATTGCTAATGCAGTTTGTCCCGCATCTTTTGCGGCTTGTGCAAGTTCGGCAGGAGAGTTAAGCCCATCCATAAGTGAATAATATGAATGCACATGTAAGTGTGTAAATGACATTAACTCTCCGCCTTTAACTTGATATTACCAGTCTAGACTGCTGCTAGTTGCTGAGTCTGACTCTGAATGTCCACCTTCACCATTAAAGAAGGCTTCTTGTTCTGTGTATGGAAGATCACGCACTGCTGATTCTTCAAGCTTATAAAGCTCAAGTGAAGATGCATCAAATGGTGCTTCATCCTTTGCAAGAGGGATAATTGTATAACTTGTATCCGTCTTTGTTCCTGTTCGCTTAATACGCCACATTAAATTAGTAATTGAACCCATTTCGCCTGCGTATTCAATTAGGGTTGGAGTAACTGTTTTACCACTTGAACCCTGTGAAAGAATTGCTACATATGGCTCTTCCTTGCCATCATCAACTAGCACATTGATATAGAGACGTGAACGACCCTTCCAACCTGCCTTGTAATCCTTGCGATGCTGCTCACAACCATAGCACTTGCCTTGATCGTCCATAGAGCATAGCGCCTTACGGCGATAATCTTTTGGATTTGTATGTTCGACTGCAATAAAGCCCAGTCCAAGCTTATCATTGTATGTTGGTGAATCTGGATCTAGTTCTTGAAGAAAACGAATTTTTACGCTCTCTCCATCTTCTAGCTTAACCCAACGACCTTTAGTAGTGTCTGAACTTGTTTGTGGCTTATCCATAACTGCGTTTAAGCCTTTTAGTCCTTTTACGATACCCATTTATATCTTCTCCTTATATAGTTGACGGTATAGATCCGTCTGTTCTTTCATTATATCATGGATTCCAAGTTCTGTATTCTATGTCGGATACAGCATTTTTAATACATGCAACAATTTCCTCATCAGTCATATCGCCTGCATCTTTGGCATTGTTAGGGTATATCTTACCATAACTATGCGAAGCCCACAAGATATCTTTATTGCGAAGTTTATTTGCAATATTCATTCCCAGTTCCCGTCCAGCTTGGTCAGAATCAGTCATGAGTATGATTCTAGTAAAATATCTATTGAGCAAATTTAAGTTATCGTGTGATATATGACCACCAAGAGTGGCAACAATATTTGGAAATCCAGCCTGATGCACACGAATAGCATCAAATGTTGATTCTACAATAATCACCTGATTACCAATTTTTTTAGCACGGTGAATATTAAACATAGTTTTACTACGTGGAAGATTTGTACTATTTTTAAATTTTTTTTCAGATATAGATCTACCAACTAATCCTACAGGAATGCCGTCTGGGCTATGAACTGGGACAGTGACCATACCCATGTTGGCAGAATATCCTAATTTAAAGTAATGCATTGATTCATCATTTATTCCACGGTGTCTAAAATATTCCTGAGCATGTGGATTTGCACCTAAATTATTATAAAGGTCATCTAATGTTTGTTGAGGAAATTCTACAAAGTCTGGTTTTTCTTCAAACATGTCTTTGAGAACTTCATCAAAATTTTCTACTGATTCTGCTTCACGAGCAGCAATATATCTAATTGCCTCAAACTCATTCTTATTTAATATTTTCTTTACTAATTCAGATAAAGTTCCAGCTTCTCCACAAGAAGGATTAAAACAAATATATGCACCTTTTTCACGGCTTACGCTAAATGAAGATGTATTTCTATTAGAATGAAATGGACAGAAGCATAGGAAATCATTAGATGTTTCTCCAACTATTTCTATGCCAAGCTCTTTAATTACTGACTTAACATGTGCTGGTGAGTAGACCGTGGAATCAACTTTCCTTGTGTCCAGCCCTCGTATTGCCATGCTCTCTTCTTTCCCACATATACACCATGGATAGTCATTAAGAACTTCCATGTCTCGCCTGTGAATTCTACCGAAAATGCTGGGTCTATGTCAAGTACCCGAACATATCCTTTAGACCTCATATCTTGAGTTAATAGACTTTCATATTGTGCCCTAATCCTGATCATGTCAGAATCATCTAAAAACTCAACCCTTATTTGAAATCGTTTAATTGTTTTGTGAGTCATTCTTCATATCTGGAAGGTTTTCATAAATCGGATTAATAACACCACGATTAATATCCCAATCAAGATAGAAGTCAAACTCATGACCATGACGGTTCTTTCTGCTTACAACTTCAATCATATTGGTTCCTGGATATCTATGAATAGCCATAGCCATATCAGCATCATATTCAATAGCTTTAGACCACGCTACTTGGCTCATCATAGGAGGCTCATCTTGGTCAGAGATATCGTCTGCTGTTGCAGCAGTAATATCAATGACTGGAATATTGTTTGCTACTGCAAGCAATTTAAACTCACGAGAAATATTTCTATTTCGTTCTACTTCAGAATGGCTACGCTTATTATCATTAAACAACTGATGATAATCAAGGATAACCAAGTCTGGTTTATGTTGATCAATTTTACCCTGAACTGTAGCAGGAGTAACTTCAGCCGTACCTTCATTAGAAACCAAGATAAAGCTATTCTTTCCTTCAAACTTCTTTTTACCCCACGACTTAAAATCATCTATGTTAATATCTCCTTTTGATAAATCGCTTGCACGAAATAATCCTGAACCCAACATTGTATAGATGCGGTCACGCATATTCTCTGGAGACATTTCAAGAGATATAATCATTGGCTTAAATCCCTGCTCCCATGCTTTACAAGCAAGATACGAAGTAAACCAAGTTTTACCACGACCTGGCCATCCGATAGCAACAATTAAATGTCCTGGAGCCATTCCTGTTGGATATGCTTTATCAATTGCATCAAAACCTGTTAGAATTCCTGGACTACCGCCCATGACTGCAGAACGCTCTTTAACTGAAAGGAAATGGTTTTCTGCAGATTGAATATCTACAACATCTAGGTCACGAACATTATTTGTAAACTTAGATAACCCTGCAAGCTGGGATTGCATATTAGCCAAAACTCTGGCTGCTGCATCTTCTTTTAAAGCAGAACCAGATTGAATAATTACAGACTTAAGCTTATTGGTTAGATATTCATTCTTAAGCTTATCTAAATAGTAACCAGTTTCAGCTTTAGTAGTTACTGGCTCAAAATCTTTATGTCTTTCCATAAGTACGCCAACTTCTGGCACACCTTTAAACTTATAGTAATATGATTTTAGGCTCTCCCATATATCACGATGAGATGTAAATATTTCATCAACATTGTCTGCAAGTAGTGTACTAATATCTTTATTTTTGCATACTGCTGAAATTAACTCTGCTTCTGTATTCATTCTCCGCCTTCCACCATTTTCTTTGTAGCCTCTCGCAACATGCGACGATTTTCTTTATCCTTATCAATCTCATTCTTTAAAAAATCTATGCGATCAAAATTATAGAAGAAGAAATTGAGCGGATGACCAGACTTACTAGTTCTAAAATAATATACTAGCAATTCTTTAGCACGTTCAAATCCTACACTATCAATAACGTCTTGCATAGCCCACTTTTCACGAAATTTATTTAATCGTGGCTTTTTCCCATACTTCTCTTTATACAAAGATTCGTACAGCCCAATTAAAATATAAGGCTCTTTCTCATTTGCCACTCTTTAATTCCTCTTCAACTTCACGAGTTTTTTGAATAAGCTTTTCTTCTACAAATTTATATACACGTTCGGTGGCGGTATCAGCATTTTCGCCATCACGAACCCAGTCCTCTATGCCTACACCAATCTTAATGCTTTCATAATTTCCTAAATTACGAGTAAACGAAAGGTCTACCTTGACTCTTGTTTCCATTATTCCGCCTTCCATACTGGTACGAACTCCGAATCGTTAACCTTAGTATACAATATAATGTTGTGTTTGAGAAGAGCTTTTAATTCATTTTTATTTGGCAATTCTCTAATATATCCAGCATCAATAATAAATTGATGTATGTCCAGAATGTCCGATTCGCTTAACATATATTTATTCCATTTAGATTCAGGATTACTTATTGGATAAATAAACTGAGGTTTTTTAATTTTACCATCTAAAATATAATTTTCAATAGTAACTTTATGTCTATTTAAAATTTTTGCAGCCTGCACAACAGAAAAAGCGTTTTCCATATATTTTTCTACCTGAGCATAAGAATATAAAACTCTTTTTTTGTCTGGGTAGCACCAAGCGATAACCTCATCCCTTGCCCTAGATGCTTTTATTGTTTTATGTATTTTTTCGTTTAAGAAGAAATACTGTAACTTTTTGTGTGTTCGTTGTCTTTTTGCTCTAGCCATCTTCCAAACGCACTCGTATCTTTATTGATCATCCATCGTCTTCCACATAGGATGCAAAACAGTTCCATATGAAGTTTTTGAGAAAATACTCTATCGATAAAAACCCTACCGTTGCATCTTTGACACTTCATCATAATTTAAATACCTTTCCATCTACCACACATGAGTAGTCTGGAGCTACGTGAATCATCTGAATATGTGGGTAATCATTTACAATGTGTGCAATTGCAAAACCTTTTTGCCAATCGTGATGTTGAGTATATTTCATTCCTGGACCCTTTTCATCACACATATGTCCAATTTCATAACCACGAAGAGTTTCACCTTCACCATTATTTCTTAATTCATATGTAACCAAATGTGATGCAATTCTGTGTGAATGTCCACGGATTAATGAGACCTGTAGATCTTCCATGTCTTTTCTGACTGAACCTGTTGCAGCAATTGAAATACCATGATGAACATGTATATCTCCAAAACGGCGCTTAGGTAGTTCATTATAATGAATATATTCATAGCCCAATGAGTCTAATGACCACAACGTTTCTGGCGTAACCTGCGAAATATATTCTGGAAGCTTTTTATCTAGATAATCAAATATTCGAACATCATGGTTTCCCAACGCTGAAAATAATTGTGCATCTGGAAGCATTTCACGAGTCTTTGCATAAAAGTCTCTTGCTCCCTTTGCTTCATTTCGCATCATAGGAACAATTAAATCTGCGCTATCTGTTTTATGCAAGTTTAAAAATTCTGCTGAACGACCCTCAGTATATTTGCTATAACATGCCTGATCGTCGGTATCTCCAAGATAATCTACTACGTCTGGCTTAAACCATTTCATAACCTTAAACCATAGCTCAATCATCTTGTCATCTTGATACGGGAACTGCTGATCTGACGATAGCATCCACTTTAAATCGTTTGTCATTTAAATCCTTATGTAAAAAAAGTCACGGGGTCGTGACTTGAGTTGAATAAAATTTTAGCATATAAATGCTAGTTGTCAATAGCAAATTGCCATGTAGCTTAAATAAATATTAACCTGTGGCTGATCTTTAGGAAGAAAGCATATAGCAGTAAATCCAGTTGCAGAAGATGTTCCTGTTTGAATATCTACCTGTGGATGCCACTTATCTGTATCTGCTTTTCTTGTTGATACTATAATTGATTTAGGTGTTGCTGGCAAAGGTGTAGAAAATGTTACTGGGAATTTGTTTAAAACACCTGGAGTTAAAGTCCATGCAGTACCCATTGCGCTACCAATAATTGTTTGTGGGTTTGTTGGGGCAGGATTATTAATATTAATAGTATTGCCACCAGATCCAAATGTTGGTATCTTTGCAGCTAAATTATTTATAGATAATTCTAACTGAGCAAGCTTTGATGCATCAATTGGCTCACCATCATTAAATGCCATTTAAGGGTTCTCCTATATCGTGTGCTTTTATTTCCGCTTCAGATACTTCAATTAAATTAGATCTATCTAGACCATATTTATCAAATATATCTGGTTCTACTATATGTCTCAATTTATTTTGAGATACTAGATACATTTTACCATCTGCGATGTTTTTGATCAAGGCTCCGTCTCTGAAGCCTAGTTTTCCTACTAGTTTAATTCCTGATAAAGCCGCTTCAGTTGCATTTACTGTTGTAAATGACCATGACTTGGCGGCCCTATCGGAAATCAATTTATACCTTTTGCCATCTTTAATCCAATAAGTTCCCTTATCAGTTTTAACAGCCAGACCAGAAGGAAAATTAGTTGGTTGCGATATCGTCAAGTTTTTGTGAGTACGCTTCCAAAGCATTTTCTTTTTCAATTTCTTCTCTAGCTCTTGCTTCTTTTTCTTGAACAAGTTCAGTAATCTCTGCCCGTAATATTGCAATCTGAGTTTCATAATTAGATACAATCTCTCCAATGCGCTGTTGTAGGGCGGTAATTACTAGTTCCGCTTTTTCTGCCATTTTTTTCCTTATTAATTAGTTGTTAAAGAACTTCTTTCTTCAACCAAAGCTGCTCTTTTAAGATTTGCATCTGTAAGTCTATCATTCAAAGACTCTAGGTGAGTAGCATCTGGGGAATCAATAGCTTGTGCCTCTACTATATCTAATTCAAGACCATAAATAGAATAATCTATTGTTTTTAGGTGCTGATTTAGAATAATAAGTTTTTCTTCAATTGTTAATTCTATAGCCATCATTTACCTCCTTTCTTATTATATCATTTAGCATCAATTAGTCAAGGGGTTTCCTGACCATGTGCCTCCCAAAGACTCTAATTCTAGCAATAACGCTGATTTTCTAAAATTACAGTCTGGCAAAACTTCCTCTAGGGAATATTTATCTTTTAAAAGATCCGCATTTTTAATATACGAATTAATCTCAGCCTGAACATTATTAAGCTTATTAATAATTAATTCTATCTTTTCTTCATTATTAAGCATAACTTCTCCTATACATATGTAGTTGCTGATGGATACCAGGCTGAATAAGATGATACTTGACCAGCACCATTTGCAGCATTAACTCTAGCCCTTGCATAATTTAATAATACTCCTCCAACTGTTGGATAAGTAATTTGATATGAAGTTACATTTCCTACGTTTCCATAATATGGTCCAGAAGCATTTGCTCCTGCTGCACTACTTGCTACATAATATTCAACTGTATAGCTAGATGCTCCAGTAGATGCTGTCCATGTCACAAGTCCACTTGTACTTACGTTAGGATTTGTTGGTGCGGCTGGAGCAGTAGATCCTTGAGCTGCTGGACCAACTTGAACTGAAGAAGCTGTTGTGCTTCCCCCGCTACCAGTTGCAGTACACCATCCCTTAAAGTAATTTGGAACATCTGCTGATGTAATTGTATATGTAATAGAAGCTGGTTGAGTTGTTCTTGTAGCACTTGCTCTTAATGGATCTGATGTTAAAACTGGATTTGTTCCATTATGCAGTTCTACATAATAACTTGTAGCATTACTCCATCCGCTTGAAGAAACTGTTATAACGCTACCAACATTATAATTTCCTGTATTTGTGCTAATACTTACAGTTCCACCTGATGGAGGAAGTGCTGGTGCATTACCGATTGGTCCAATTTCAGTACCACCAGTATATACTCCACCATTAGAAGTTCCACCAGCATTTGTTGCTGTGGCAAAAGCTCTGTAATATTTTCTATTATTTGGATCATCATAATCAGATTGTGGAATAGTATATGTACTACTTGTAACGTTGCCAGCATCTTTAACTAATGTTTCGCTAGTAACAACTCCCGCAGTACCACGATATAGCCTTAAACTGTATGATGTTGGACTATTGCTCCAAGTACCGACTCCAAATGTGAGCGTAGTTCCGACATTTGCAGTTGATGGAGATAGTGTTGGAAGTGTAATATTTACTGGAACAGAAACTGGTTTAGATGCTGTTACAGCAACCCTTCCATCATCAGCCGAGTTAGTTGGAGCAGTTGTTATTTGAGTCATTCCAGCAGGAATTGTCATTCCAGTAATAGATGTAGAAGCGGACCAGTTAGAATAATTGATATTTCCATTTCTAATAGCTTCAATACTAGGAGTTGAAGCCGTACTATTTTGTATAAAATAAACATCAACTGTTGTACTTCCCCAATAAAATTTCATCAAATAGTCTAATGTTGTTGTGCTATCAGAATTAAAATGTCTACCTTGCCATCTTACATAAAAGTTGCTAGAATCTGCAAGAGTGTACAGAGCAAGGTGGAAATTATCATTAACAAATGGTCCTACTACTACTCCACCAGCAGTTGGCCATGATGTTCCTGGACTTACTGTTGGATCCGCTGTTACAGATACATACCCATTTGTTCCTACCCAAATTGTTTGAGATGTGCTAGTAAATGCCGAAGGCATAGTAACTCTTCTCATTTGTCCAGTTGCTTGTGGATTTAAAGCAAATTGTGCATATAGTGTTAGTGTTGAATTTACTGTATAAGAATCTCCAGCTCCACCTATTCTAGTTCCGCCAGTTGAAGCAGTATACCAACCACTAAAAGAATATCCAGATCTAGTAGCAGATGGCAAAGTAACTACTGTTGTTCTTTTAACTATTCCAGTAGTTGTTGTTCCAGTTGTTCCACCATTTGTTGTAGCATCATAAGTAACTGTACTTCCAATCCAGGTTAGTTGCGTAGTTGAGTACGGGCTATAAGTTCCATCAGTTGCAGTTCCAGACTGAGTTGTGTTTCCTAAGTTTTCAGTAGAAGATCTTACAGTCCAATAATATGTTGAATCATTGACAGGAGTAACACTTGCTTCGCTAATAGGACTTGATGTGCCAGCAGCGTCATAATATGCTGTAGTAGGTATAGTAGATACTGTATTCCAATATAACTGATAATATGGTCCAGATCCGCCAGTAAATGCAAGACTCCAGCTTCCTGAACCATTGTATGTAATTGTACTTGGAGTTGGAGCAGTTAGATTACTTGTCCATTGTGCATAAAGAGTTAATGATGTATTTACTGAATAAGAAGATCCAGCAGAACCTACAAAAGTTCCACCTGTTGCTGCTGTATACCATCCATTAAATGTAAATCCAGTTCTAGTATTTGGAGTTGGTAAAGTTGTACTATTACCATTTGTAACTAATACGCTTGCCGTAGATCCAGTTCCACCATTATAGTTGTATGTAATTTTTCTACCTAGCCAAGTAGAGTATGTAGAAGACCAATTACTATATGTTCCAGCAGTAGCCGAACCAGACACAGTTGTGTTTCCAAGATTCTCGCTGGAAGATCTAACCCAAAAATAATATGTCGTGTCTTCTGTTGGTCCAAATGATCCGTCGTCAGATATAGGGCTGGCTGTTCCAGCAGCATCATATGAAACTCCATTATTAACAATATTACTTGGATTTGATGTTGTTGGATACCAATACATTTGATAATATGGACCACTGCCGCCAGTAAAGGTTAATGAAAATATTTGTGCAGAACTATTCCAAGTTACAGTTCCTGGAGTAGGAGCTGTAAGTGCTGCATTAACGGTAATAGTTCTTGATCTAGTACTTCTAGTTGTATCTCCTTGTGGATCCCATTGTAATATAGCTGTATATGTTCCAGCAGTTGTATAGGTTTTAGTAATACCAGAAAAACTTGGATTGCTTGTTCCAGTAGCAAAGGAGGTCCATGAGCTTGTAGTGCCATCTCCATAATCAATTTGATACCTTCTTGGATATGAGGCGTATCCTGAAGGGAATGATGCTGTTGTTCCAGAAAATGTAATTGCTTGGTTAACTGGAGTTGTTGTAGCACTCACATTAAGTGTCATTGCAGATGATGGGGCTATATCTACAAATGCACCGCCATCGATACCGCTACTATATACAGATGCTCCTGATCCTAAACTTACTATACCAACAAAATAATTAGCAGAAGCATTTGTTGCTGTAGAACTTGCACGAGAGCTTACTCTAAAATCAAATTCCCACCTAGCTTGTCCAGTATTGTATGTTGGACCACCTATTGCATATAAAGAATTTGCATCTATAAATATTCTCCACGTAACAGTAGCAGTTGTTCCATTTAATACAACATTGTCTGGAGTTAAATCAGTTGGCCAAGAAGTCGAGGCTATTGTTGCTAAGGTATCCCAGCTATAATAATTTCCATTTTGCCAGTTATAAAATTTTGGCTCTAATAAATAATAGTCTGTTGCTTTTGCTCCGTTAACAACTGCTGTAAAATTTAAAAACCCATCAGACATAATTCTTGGAGTTGATTGATTATCTACAACACCATTACCATTATCGTCTCTAACAGAAAGACTAACTATTGCAGCTTTATCGCCAGTAGACTTATAAGAGCTTACAACAGATCCGTAATGGTCTGTATACGAATTTTGTAAAACAATTTCAGCAATAATATATTCTCCAGCTGCAAGCGGAGTAAAAGTTGTATATGTAGATACAGCACTATATGTGGTTCCACTTCCATTATAGCTAGGATAGTCATTATTTGGATCCGTTGTTGTTGCTGCTCTTGTATCTGTATAAGCAGTTATTTGATCTAGATATTCAGTTTGTAATATTGTGCCGCCTGGAGCTTTTGAAGTATTTTTCCAAAATCTAACATACGATCTTGACCAATCTGCAGATTGATACCATAAATCACTAATTGTAAAATCAAGGGAAAAACTTCCAGCGCCAAATGTATAGTCTTCTGTTAGTGTGCTAGAGTTTACAACAGGAATTCTTCTAATTATTTTAATTGGAGGAAATGAATATAAAATAGATGTAGCCCATACGTTAGTAGCTGATATTTCATAGAATAGCCACCATGCATCTGCATAGAATCTTTTTTCTCCAATTTTAGTTTCTGTATTACTTGTTAAATTATAAATATCTGTCGATTCAAGTAAGTACCTCGTTGTTTGTCCAGTATCATCTTGTGCAATCTTCATTCTTCTATAATCAATTGTTATTGGTGTAGCTCCAACTATGCTTGCACCATTTGAATCATGACCATATAAAACTGCATTAATATATTGAGGGCTTCCTACTGCCGTTCCATTATAGCCACCAGATCTAATATTAATTGGATCATTTTGATTTACAGCTGGAGCATCTCCTGGCCACATTTGAACCCAACCATTAGTAGTTTTAGCAAATACTCGTGTGGCAGACTTCCATAATCCGTCTGAAGCCTTAACAAATACTTTTTTAACATTTGTTGACCATGATCCTCCAGAAGGAAGAAGCGCATCGGGTTTCTTAATATATATTGGCATAGATTATCCTAATATGTAATAAATATGTCACCAATATTACCAGTAGTTGAACTAATGGTTGTAGCAGTTGTTTGCTTAATATATATGTTTCTAACGTAGGCCCCTGCAGTTCCGCCAGGATATAAAAGAGGAGCACCCTTTCTTAATCTTAAACTTGCGTCTATGCTTATCCAAGGGACACGAGTTGATGATGTAGATTGAACATTTGATTGAGATGATTTATTTGGATCTCCTAAATAGAGTCCAGTTGTAAATTGCATAGATGATTTATCATTTGAAAATACTGCAGACTGTGCGCCGCCAGATAAAATTTCAGTATAGCTTGCTCCAACTAATTGAAGAATTCCAGTAGATGAAAGTTTTCCACTCTGCAAAGTCAACGTTGGAACGGTTGTTCCAATATTAATACTTGAGTTAGTTCCTGAAGCATCTGCATCAGAACCCTCAGATAATCCAGAATCTGAATATGCAGTAAGGCCACTAGAAGTAATAGCATCCGTAACCGTTACAGAAGATCCAGTAATTGAACCACCAGTAATTACTGGTGAAGAAATAGATACACCAGAACTTAAAGTTCCAGCAAAGAACGCATCGCCACTAGCATTAATTCTAAATTTTGGAGAGCTTATAGTTCCATTTGTTAAATTTATAGCAGTACCAGCAGTAGTAAAATTTGACCCATCTGTTACGCCAGTATGGTTTGCGCTCTTAACAATACCTGTAGTAATTTTACCGCCATCAATTGTGGTTACGTTACTCATATCCTTTTTAGCTAGTGGATCTAGATCGGATGTTGATGCATATCCAGTAATAGTAGCACTACCAAGTTTTACCGATCCGTCAGATTTTACATAAAAGTTTGCTGTTAATGCCCTTGATCCACCTGCCCAGAATACTATTCCATTTGCATCTGGTAAACCAAAGCCCGCTGTATAAGTTGGACCATCTGCCTGAACAGATGCTGTGGCAGAATCTAATTTAATAGTACCTGTTCCAGAGGTTTTATATAAAGATGATGGATTTGTTGTTGGACTAACAAGCCATCCATTTATCTCAGCACTTTTAGCTTCTAGATATCCAGTTGTATCTAATCCAAATAATTTTGTTCCAGAAGAATTATATGCTGCAATTCCCGCATCATTAATCAATAATCTTTGACCAGACGCTTTGTTTGCTCCTATATAAAATACTCCAGGAGAAACTAATTTTAGATCTCCTTGAAGTTCGCTATTGCCCTTCACTGTCATAGTTCCAGAAACATTTAATGAAGAACTTGTTCCAGTTAAACTTCCTCCGCCAAAAGAAAATGTTCCATCTGTATAAATATACTGACTACCAGCTTGAATATAAATACCATTGTTAGCACCATTAGCTCCAGTTCCAACTTTTATTAAGTTTGAGCCAGTGCCAGTTGTTAATAAACCTGTAAATGTTCCACTACCATTTACAGTTAAATTAGTTCCATCAAACTTTAATTTATCTCCAATTGATAGTCTTCCAGTATTATCAGCATAAAATGATGTTCCATTGCTATAGTAATTCCCAGCGCCTATAAATATTCTTCCCTTTGCTGTATATGTTGAAGGAGTAGGCAAATCAGAGTCAGTCATAGTAACTGTATTTCCATCTAGCCTTACTCTATTTGTTGTTGTGGTTTCTCCAACATTTATAGTCTTGCTTGCAAATAATAAATCAGTAATCATCTTGCTTGCATCTATTTCGCCAGCCTTGATATTATTTGCATATACAGAGTCTGCTGCTAAGTCGGCATTTTGAACCTGAAGAGTTTGAACTGGACCAACTGGTGTTACTGTTCCAGTAGATACCCCATCATTATCTTTTGCACGAATTGCTATATAATAGTTTGTTCCATAAGATAATGCTGTTTCTTTGTCGGCAAGGGTTTTGATTACTGCAAATGTTCCACTTACCTCTAATACCTTATATTGATTATCTACTATTCCAGTTGAGTTTGTTGGCTTAATAAATACTTCATACGTGACTGCATCAGAATTTGTAACTTGAGGAAATGTAATTGCAAATGCTCCAAATAAAGATTTTATATTATTTGTTGTAATTGAAGGATTAGTTGTTGGAGCAACTCCGTCGCTAATTGCACCAGAAGAATCTAGAGTAACAGTTCCTACTAAATGATTTGTACTTAATGCTCCAGCAGGACCACCGAATTTAGAAGTTACTCTTATTCTATATGTAGTGCTAGCAGAAAGTCCTCCAAATGATACTACGCTTGAATTTGCGTAAACTTCTTGAAGTGGGTTTGTAAAATTTGTATCAGCATTAGATGTTAATTGAACTCTATAAGATGCAACCCTAGCATCATTTATTGGTGTCCATTTTACAGTTAATATAGAGTCAGTTGCTGATAAAGAAATATTTGTAGCAACTGTCGTGTTTGATCTTGTGTCTGTTACAGATATTGGATTTCCAGTTACAGGAACAAATGCTGATTGATTTCTTCCGTCTGTCGTAGAAACAGATAGCGTATACGTTTGTCCAACTGCAATTCCTAAATTAATTGGAATAGAGGTCAAATACGTTTTGCTATTAATCTGCTGAGTCCATTCTTTAGAATCAGAAGATCTAATTATTTTAACAATATATCCATTAAAATCAGACGGTACAGTAGAAACTGCATTTACAATCGATAGTGTTATTAATCCTAAAGTTCCTCCAGAATCAGATGGGTCTGCCCCGCCTACAGCTGTTGCTGATTGTATTGGATCTGGTGCTAATGCATCTACTGCAGCTGCAACTATATCAATCGGTATTACTTGTGCAACATTGGAATATCCAGTATATGCACCTGCTTGATCAAATAGCCTTGCCCTAACCCATCTTTTTCCAGTTCCAGAAGGAACTACAAGCGGGTTTTCTGATCCAGTAGCAACGCCTTGAAATCCAGATGTTGGAGGAGTAGAACTATCAGATACAACTTCTTCAACAGAAATTAATTTAAAATCTGCAGAAGTTTGTTGAGTATATGCCACCTTGTATCCATTAACAATTTCTGTAAGGCTGATAACTGGAGCTGTTAATGATGAAACGTATCCTGTTGGACTAAAAGAAACTTGAGTTCCAATATTATTCCAAATATCTACAGTTTGTATATATCCACTACTAAATTGTAATTGTGGTTCTCCAAAAGCTTCTCTATTTTTATCTAGACTTAAGGAAAATCTTTGTTGAGAGCCAGCTACTGGAATAATAGTGAATGGCTTTGTATAAAGAGTTCCAACTAAAGTAATTTTATATTCTTTTAAGTATTCATTGCCCGCTGAAGATGGATCTGAATTAAAAACTACATTAAATGTTGTGCCAGACCATGATGCAGAAATTCCAGTTACTGGAGTAGGAGGAGTAACTGTTGGAGTTACAACTCTTACTGCACTAAAAAGAGATTCTACTCCTTCAACTGTAACAACAGTTAGTTTTACACTGTGTGTAACTGGTGGAACTGGAACTTTTAAAGTACCTGCTGCTTTTAAAGAACCAACATATCTGTAAGGAGTTCCAACTTCTGTTTCATTTTTTACATATACATTGATTCTATCAAATTCTTTTCCATATGGGTTTCCAGTAGAATCTAATCCATTCCAAGTAATGTTTAAAATACCCTGAAAATAAGTTAAATCTACTGCATCAAATTTTGGAGGGTTTGGGCCTCCAATTGCAGCGGTTTTAAGAAAATATGTTGGAGACCAATCGCTTGTTGTTTTATCTGGAAAAACATATTGAAATTGAAAATTATAATTTGTGTTTGTTTTTAAACCAGTACAAGTAACTCTAAAATAATCTTTGTCTGTATCTGGTTGAGATTTAATATTTAAATCTGCTGGAAGCGAATTGGATCCGATAGTTAAATCTGCCATTTAGAACTCCAACTGTAATTTATATTCTATATCTACTGGTCTTCCAGAAGCTTTTTCTAAAGGAGTTGTAAGCACTGATCTACTAATAAGACCATAAAGTGGATCAAAGGTGTCCTCATCATTAATTCTTAATCCATCAAAATATACTGTTGTTGCTCCGCCAGAACCAGCAGTAATCTCAATACCAACTTTTATTATAGATTTTGGATCTGGATCATATCCAACAGAAGTGTTTCCAAAAACTGTTGCCATTGGAACTGATTGAATCCTATCTCCTGAGCCAGAAGTTGGAGTAAAGTCTGCATAAAAATAAGCATTTGAAGAACTATATAGTTTAACTCTAATTTTTGAAATATTATTATCTACTTTTTTATATGCCAAAGATAGGGAGTCATTTACACTATATCCAGATAAATCTAAGGCAACCAATGAGTTGGTATACTCTTTTGATAGGGATGGGCCTACAGAAATTTGAACCATACTTTCGCCTATTTTTGATAAAAATGGTTCAGATGCATCATTCATTTTAATTCCTGGATTATCTATACCATTTGTCCATGTGACATTATTTTCAAATGAAGTAATAAATTTGCTATCAAAATTATTTATTGACTTTCTTTCTCCAGGATATAGTCCAATTTCTGATATTACACCAGCAACATCTTGTGGAAGTGTTGCTTTATATATAACATTATAAGAAAATATTGGGTCTCCGTCGCCATCAACACCAGTTTGAGTAATATCTATACTTCCAAGTGTTGCTGGAATTCTATAAAACTCAAATTCTAGTCTAGTATCATTTCCTTTGGCATTTGGAGCTGTGCCACCAATTCCAAAAGCTAAGTCTCTTCTTGTAAAGTCTACATGTCCAGCCAAATATGAGGTTAGGAATCTTTTACCAAATTTAGTTATCATATCTGTACCCTCGCATTTACTGAGCTAACTGTTTTTCCGCTAGAATTTCTTACTTTAAAAACTACTGTTGCTGTAGGATTTCCAGCTGAATCATAAGTAATGGTATTAGATATTACTGAAATATCTGATAAGTCTGGAGCGTTTTTATTGGGATCGTTAGGATCTCCTGGATCTCCTGGATCTTCTGGATCTGTATTGTCTCCAGTATCACCAGATGCAAAATACGGACCAACTATATTTCCAGGAATAATTTTAATATAATTATCACTTAAATCAGTTGTTTCTGGAGAATTTCCGTATAGGACTATAGGGGCTCCTGTTGAAACCCCAGTCTTAGAAATTCTTTCTTTTGCCATATTTAGATTATACCATTTGGTTAACTATAAATTGACCTAGCGGTAATGCTTGTCTCCAATCCTTGATTAAATGAATTATTTACACTTGTTACCACAAATTTTTGAGTTCCATTAAATCCGTTGTCTGGGTAATTAACAGAAATAACATCTCCTACCGATATTAATGGATTTGAAAATATTTGCATAGATATATTTTGTTGCTGTTTTGTATATAGGTCTTTAATCCATGTGGCTAAAGACTTGGCATCATTTTCTGTTTGTATCCACATTGATTCAAACGTTATAGGCTCTGGATTTGAGCTATCATTGATTATATCAGAAGTATACTCAATTTGTCCACTCTTTGTAACATAATTACCGATTACAGTAAATGAATAAAAATTCCCATCGCTAAGCGGAACATATGTTCCAGCATTATTTAAAAGATAAATTTCAGCTCCAAACGAGTTAAGTCTCTGACCAATTATTTTAACAAAACTGTTAATTCCAGTAGAAGCATATATTGGGTATGCTGGTGGCTCAGAATATTTAACTTTTATTTTTCTAAGTTCTCTAGCCGTTGTTCCAAATTCCTCGTAGTATCCAAGCATACCGCTTGGAGTATTTAATCCAGAAATTACTTTTTTACCAAACAGGAAGTCCATTGTTGGAGCTGGTAAAAATCCAGTAACTATGCCTTGCATAAAAGTATTTTTATACTGATCTTCTGTTAATGGAGTGGCATATATATAATCAAAATATGTTTTACCAGATGATGTAAACATAGCTATACTACTATTAATTGGCAAAACTAGTTTCATTGGGTCTGTTGAACCAGCTGTATCTACGTCAACTGCAGTTATTTTAAAATTATTAATATAAATATCTATAATTCTATAATTAATGCTATTTTCTGATTTACATTCTACCTTTATATCTACCTTGTATGATATTCCAGACAATATGCCAGTTACTGTTTTTGAACTACTACTCTGACTATCATTTAAAAGTTTCTTTTGACCATTTACTACCTTAAATACTTTTACCTCTTTATCGGCTGAAGACCCTAGGCTTTCTGTTGTTTGAATTAAAACATAATATCCATTTAATCCATTACTACTTGTAAAAAATCCTATTCCTCCAGAATTTGTTACATTTGCAACTGCAGCTGGGAAAAACATATTTGCTCCAAAGGCGAAATGCTTATACGATGCAGTTACCATATTAGTAGATTTTGTTACAACTGAATATACATCTTTATTAGTAGAATTATTTGTAACTATAAATAAAGACTTTGAAACTTCACGATTTCCAATAATTGCTGAAGAAGTACCAGTTTGAGTAATGTCTCCAGGAGTTTGTGTTCCAGAAACTGTTCCAGTAACACCACCCACAGAAGATGGCTTTGGTGTTGTAAAATATTGATAAGCATATTCTCCATATGTACCAGTTTGACCAGATCCGCTGTATGCTCTTATTCTTAAAACATAATTAGATCCTGGAGTAAGTCCATTTAGAGTATATGGCATTGAACTAGTATTAATCACAAAGTCTGGATCATTAAATGAACCAGTTCCAGCAACAGAACCGCCGTAACTTGCTGGTGTTGCTACTGATGAGCCAACAGATATTACTGCAGAAGTTCCATTAGAATTTGGAGTAATAGCAACCCATGGAATTAAATAGTCAGCTGGAACTGGAGCTGTTGGAGTGGAGTAACTAGTGTCAACATCGTACCAAAGTGGAATTCTCATATCCACGTCACCGTATTCCCTTGCCAAGATCCAATAATATCTCTGGCGTCTGCATAATGATTTGTTATTGGAGTATTAAAGCATCCTCTTGTTTTAATTCTATATTTACCGCTTGGCTTATAATTATCTGATCCAGGAACTCCAAGTCCTAGGTACTTTAGTTCATCTCCAGGCCCAGTAATATCCACATATAACCATGTTCCACTTTCATTTTTATATTGATATTGAATAGCATCATACTCTATAATTTCTGAATCAATGACAAGGTATCCATTATACTCATAAAGAATTTGTCCTGCCTGTAAAGTATTTGTAGTTATTGCAGATAATGAAACATAACTTCCAGCACCTTGATTAGAATAAAGGTTTTGGTCTAATGATAATGCTCCCATAAAGCTATTTGAAGACTCCCATAAAGGTTGGGAATTTCCAATATATTCAGAGGTATAAACATTCTGCCAAAGAACTTTGACCTTATTTGCAGATGGAATATCGTCTTTTTCAAAAGACATTATGTTTGGCAAATCGCTTCCATTTGCTGAATATCTAAATCCCCAATCTGCAGATCTAGAAGAATTAAAAATATAATCTCTAGAATAAAATTGTAAAATATTGTTTTCATCAAATGTTGCTATCATTTGAGAGTCTCTACATATGTCCTGTATTAGTGTCCACACCTGAATATTTTCATCAGACCACCAATATCTAGGAGACAAAATAGATGTGTCTGATGTACCCATATTAAACTTATAATTTGTAAATCCAATTGAATCTAATAAATATCTAAGAATTCCTGTTGCAGAATATTGCTTACACAATAAATTTGGAGATATGGTTTCTTGTAAAATTTTAGCTGAATCTAAAGCGTTAATGCTTACGTCACCAAACTCTGAGGAATTCCATGAGTCCATAAAGAATAGTCCTTGATTAACTTTATGATAAGTTCCTTTTGAATCAGAAAGTGTCCCAGAAGAATGATATATTTTATAATATGGTTTAATTTCAACTTGTTTATACAAATAGGTGTAGGAAGAACTGAATGTCATAGATTTATTAAAACTAATAAATCTTCTATCGTCTTCATAAGATGCAATTTGCAGGCTCAATGAATTTGCTGAAACAGATCCAATTGGTAAGATATCATTATTTGAAACAGAAGAATCTTTGCTTGTTGACATTGAAACTACATAATCAGAAACATCAACTACTAATTTTGGACTTAATTCAATTAAACCAATATATTGATTTGATGGAGCAGAAGCCACTATTCGCAAACTATTTATGCTAACTGGAGATGCTATAGAAGATGGTTCAGTTGTTGACCAAGATGTTCCGTTATAATATAAAGTTAAATTACCTGCATCATAGTTTTTAGTTACACCTGTTTTAAATGTTTTAATTGCAGCACTTGTACCAGTAGCGATTGAAGATGCTCCACTATAAACTGTCCAAGAAGATGGGATGGAGTGTGATATCTCAAATTTAACCACTATTTTATTTGCTAAAATAGTCTTTGGGTATGTGGCTGTAACATCTAACCCAACATTTTTATCTGCTAAATAATATTTATAAAAAGTATCTGCACCTGGATAATATGATCTGTAATCTATTGTATAGTCTGTAGATCTTGGATTTCTATATGTTCCATATCCCACATCTCCAAATACCCCGTATTTGATTCCCGCCCCCTGTGGTCTATTTTGTTTAATAATTGAGCTTATAGGAAATAGTGTTTCAAAAGGATAGTAGACCTGAGATCCAGAATTTATTCTAGCTATCTGTGCTCCAGATAAAGATATATTATCAACCATAGAGTTTAAATTATATTCAAAAGTGCACCCAAGGTTTGTCTGAACAGTTGTATCCTGTTCTAATATTGTTTTAACGGCAGGGTAATTAATCATTATACCTCATCCATTGATAGAGAAACATTCCAGTGTGGTTGTAGTCCTCTTTTTATAAGAGTACAATTAAAACTAGATAATGATACTGTATATGATTCAAATCCAGATGATGACTGATCTGACCCAGTTTTAGCTAAATTAATTCTAATATTAAATGTTTTCTTTCCATCATCGCTGAGATAAAATTGTCTTAAGTCTTCTGCCCCCCAGCCGCCGTCAACTGTTAGTGTTCTATAAGATGGCAACATCTCCCACGACATAGAGAATTGTCTTTTATCAGCAACATGGTTCTTTCTCAAAGTTCCATTAGATGTTCGTACTACTTTTTCAATTCGATCTACACTTAGTTCTACTGGGCTTCTATTATGCTCAGAAACTTTATTCCAAATTTTTGTAGTGCCAGCTGGCGTGTCAAGCAGATCTTTGGCCTCTATCCAAAGAACTGAACCTCTAGGCAAATACATCGCTGGCATTAGTAGTTACCTCCCATAATTCTACTTCTTCCCTCTTTTGCATTAATTAAAGCTAATTCCGCCTTGAACTTTCTCATTATATCATCTGCAGTAACATTTGTGCCATTCAGATCAATATCAATATTATAAACATTATTATTGTATGAATTATTGGCTCCTCCACTAACCCCACTAATTGTGTTAGATGGAACATTAAATCTTGGTCCAGCATTAGGTAGACTATTAATAAAACTACTTGTAAGATCTGCAGGAATAATCGTTCTATTTTCAAAATCTACAATTTCTGGCATTCCAAATTCACCAGCAAGTACCGAACCTCTTGCCCCAGATACACCATATTTAGCTTTTACAACTGGCAATTGATAACCTGTAGCTGCAGTTGCTGGGCCAGAAATTTTCCACTTTTGCCCATTCTTATCTGTAAATGTAGTTCCAGGTGTGGTGCTAACTCCAGAGTTATAGAGATCCATCGGAGCAACAAGGCTTGTTGTTGTTTTTCCTCCTCTTGCACCAGTCGTTGTTGTAGTTGTTACTCCAATATTATTAGCTTTTGTAGTTGGACTTTTAATTTCTTTTCCATAAATAACAACTTGATCTGCAGCGATTCCTTTTTCTTTCATTGTTTGTGTTAAACCAGAAAGAAGTGAATCTGCAGCCATTTGAGGACCTTTATTTTTAACATCGTTTGCATATCTACCCAAGGCAGTTCCTTCTTGTCCTTTTGGAACAACTGGAACTTTAGGAGCTAATCCAGGAACATTTGTTGTTGCTTTACCGAGTGCTGCTATATCATCTCTTTCTCGTTGGCTTCCAGAATAAGTTGGGTCTAAAAGTCTATTTATTAATACTCTAGATAATGCTGAATTTAGATCATCTAGATTTTTCTTTAGCTTATCAGCGTCTCCCTGCAACTTAGCAAGGCTATCGCCAGCCAAAGCCGCCTTATCAGCAAGTTGCTGATTCTTAGCATTAATGGCATCGATTTGTTTTTGATACGGAGCCATTTCTTTTTCAGCATTTGCCTGTATTCTTTCTTCTGCTTTACGCATCTGAATATCGCCACTAGTTTGCTGTAGATCTATTTGTGCTTGAGCAGCAGCATCACGATCACCACGAGCCAAGGCTTGTTGATATTGTAGTTGTAACTTTTGAATATTTAATGCATCATCTTCAGCTTGTTTTGCAGAACGAAGTGCTTTAATCTTTGCATCTGCTTCTTCTTTAATCTTAGCAATCTTTTTATTAAGCCCTTCGATTGCTTTTCTGCTATCAATCTGTTCTTTTGCGCTTTGTCCAGCAGCAGCTTTTTGAAGACTTTTAATTTTAGCTGTTAAATTATCATACTTGTCGTATAGTGCTTTTGTTGCGCCATTAGACTTCAAATATGATGTGGTTAATGTATCAACACTAGAAATAATATTCATAGCAGCATTTGCTGCCTTTCCACTCATTGTAGAAAGATCTACATTGATGCCACGTATTAATAATTGATACTTGCTCCATGCTGAAGTAAGGGTATCTGTATTATTTAATGCTTTTCCAAGTTCTGGGCTAATCTTTTTAATCTCATTAATCACTCCACTAGATAGAGTCTTTTGATTTTTAAATTGAGAATTAAGTTTATCCATTTGTTGCTTTTGAGCTTCGCCAACAGTAATTGCATTTCCTTTATTCTTCTTAGCAGCATCCTCGCTCTTTGCAACTGTATCTGCAATAGAAGCATCAATTGCTGAAAATGCAGCAAATAATGAGTCTGCTTGTCCCTTTAGATCACTTGCAGATAAAGCTCCTTCAAATGTCTTTATGCTTTGTTCTGCAGCATCTTGCAATGTTTGAATTCCCTTAAATGCTGAAGAACTAATAGCTGTTGCTGCTTGACCACTCTTATTTGAAGAAGCAATAAGTGTATAAATTTTAGCTGTTGCTTCTTCTGCAGTATCTCCTGCAGCCATAAACTGAGATTTTAATCTAACAGCAAGAGATCCAACATCTGCCTTATCTGTTTGATCAAATAGCTTAATATAATCACCCATTGTATTTTTTACTTGCTCACGCAATTTCTTATATTGTTCAATAGTCATCTTTAATGGAGTATTAGACATTGTCATACTCTCATAAATCATTCTATTTCTTTCTGCAAGAACCTTTGCGTTCTCTATGGCATCTTTAATTCTTTGATTATAGTCTGTATATTTAAGTCCAGCCTTTTTAGCAGAATCTGCTGTCATGCCAAATTCTAATCTGGCTATTCTTTGACTTTCTTGATGCTCTTTCCACTTTTTAATTCCAAAACTGACTGCTGTTGTTATAACTGTTAAAGCTATTCCCAATGGGCTAAACATTCTAGTCATTCCAGCAAGTCCTCTTAATACTGGACCAAACATTCTTGTCATGCCAGAAAGACCTGTTGATGTTTTAACTAGTTTTTCTGCTATAGCCGCTGCTGGTTTAACTGGCGCTCCAAGACCAACGGTTAGCTTTCCAAGCATTGTATTTACTTTAGGAATCATCTGCAGCATTGGCATAAACTGCATTACCATACCAGCTGAAGACATTATTGAGCCAGCTTTTCCGCCTACTGCCTGTCCAGCATACATTAGGCCCATGCCGCCAATCATAGACCCCATTCCAGTTCCTTTAGGCTTAGCATCAACTACACCTTCTTGGAATCCTAACATCTTGTCTACTGGATAACCAGCATTCATTAGTGCTAGTGCGCCCTGGTTTCTTGATGTAGCAGTCTTTGTGATAACTGATTCACCTGGCTCAAGCAAGGCAGGGATTATGTCTCCTCCGCCATATCCTGGAAGATTTGTCACTCCTCCAGCAAAACCTAGTTCTGTTTTTATTCTAGGGTTAGGAATTAATCCTCTATTTCTTGAAAATCTATCTCTACCGAAAGGATTAACATCTCTAACCATATTAGGCATAAATGCACTTTTAATTGCTCTAGTAGAAGCATTGTTTAATATTTTCCCAAATTGTGCTTCTGACATAGGTCGATCTCCCCATGCAAGCATTTTTGCATTAAGCACATTTGCTGCACGAGTTGCAATTGCAAGAGATTGTTGTGGATTATATCCTTGTGACTTCAAGAACATTAGTAAGCTTACCATGTCCTGACCGCTAACTTTTCTATATGCGCCAAGGACGGACTTTGTTGATCCTAATCTATTATTAAAAGTTGAAGTATTTTTAATAAACTGTGCTGGTAAAACTTCAAGGTACGGTGTAGATGTGGATGTATGACCTAAACCAAATTCTCCAAGTCTATTTGCAGGAACTCGTGCTGCATTTTTACTAAACTCTAGCCCCCTAGTTCTTGCATAATATCCTGGAGTATATCCATGTACTAAATATTCACCATCTGCTGTAGGAGTTATTCCAGCTGCTTTTAACCATGGATCATCATATATAGCATTTTTTCTTTCTCTTAAAACTCCGTAGCTTGCTGCCACTCCCTGTTCTGCAGATTTATTTGTTGAAGATCCGCTAGTGCTTCCAGGCCTCATGTTAGGAGTTCTTGTTCCACTAAACTTCTTAGACTCTGCTGAAAATGCTCTTAATAATTTTGATGCTTTAAGTGCTGCAGCTACACTTGTAAAGCCATTAGCATATTTTTTAACATTAACTTCACCCATTGCTAATTTCTTTGGACGAGTTGTTTCAATATTATATCCTGCACCCGAAGTTCTTACTCCAAGCGAACGTGCAACCTTATCAATTAAATCACGAGTTTTGCTCTTCTTAAATAATTCACGCATATTTGATTTGCCACTTGCATCAACTACTGGCTGATTTAATGTAGGAACAACGGTTGGATTAATCGTTCTTCCCATCTCTGTTGCTTTAGCTGCAACTGCGGAACTCATCATTCTTTCAATTTCAAGATTTAATGCAATAATTTGAGCACGAGCCTGCTCAATATTAATTTTGCCCGCACGAAGTTCTGCAACAATTAAAGCAGACTGTTGTGCAGCTTTATCTGTAATTCCAGAAACAACTGGAAGAATATCATCAAACTGATTCATAAAGTCTTTACTTACAACACCAGTTGTAGCAATTTGTTTCTTTAATGTTTCAATCTCAGCCTTTGATTGCATTGCAAGTGTAGCCATCATTGCATGCCATCTAGCAGCTTCTCCAGATACAACTCCAGTAGATACTCCGCCAACCTGTGTTAATCCTGGAATTGGAGGCAGTGGTTGATTCATATAAATCTGTGGAGCATCACCAATTTTTCTATTTACAGGAATTGCTCCAGGAACTAAACCAAATATTGTCTGAGCCATACGTTGCTCTTCTGTCATTCCAGAACGAGGAACCATATGTGTAGATGCACGAGTTCCATATGCTCCAGCAAGTGGGTGTCCTGCTACTACTTCTCTTCCGCCTGCTGCACCCATTATTAAATTTCCAGCCATTGTAGAAACTGCTGGACCTACAGAAACTGCACCAGTTTTTGCCTTTGTTTCTAGTATGCTAAATTCATCAATTAAATTACGAAGAGCGGTTTGTAGGATTGCTGCTGCTTTAGCATCTGAATAAAATGTTTGTTCTACTAATTTTCCAGCTTTTTCTGCAGCCATCATTTCTGGAGTTAGTAGTTTCCATCCTTCTCCTCCTGCAAAGAATGCTCTCATATGCATTGCACCCTTAACAATATATCCAAAGAAGTTAGCAAGTACACCAGTTAGCATAATTAATGGGCCAGCTAATGCAGTTAAACCAGTTAAAAATGTTAATGCTTGCTTTATAGGTTTTGGAAGATTATTAAAAAACTCTAACGCTTTGCCGATTACGTTAATAATCTTTGTACCAATATTTAAAAATTGATCTCCAACTTCAGCTAAATCTGCTCTTAAACTTTCTAATGCTCTACGATATCTTCCAGAAGCAGATTCTGTTACTGCAGTTAATTCTCGATTAGCAACCTGTGCCAAATCTGCAGAACTTGCTTTCATTAAGTCTAGTACCTGTAAAGTTTGGCTTCCCTGGCGACCAAGATTTTCAAATAAAGCATTTAATCTTGAAAACTGAAATTTTCCAAATAGTTGTTCTATTGCCTGTTGTTTTTGTAATGGGTCTAATCTGTCTAAAGCAGACTGTAGTTCAAGCAAAGTGCCTGTTACGTTTCCTGCATTATCATTTACTATTCCAAGAAGGTCTATGCCTAGACTTCTAAATTTTGCAACAGCTACATCTGTTGGATTAATTAAAGATGCTAGTGCTGACTTTAATGCATTTGCGCCTTCAGATGCACTAATTCCACCTTCACGCATAGCAGTTAAATATAATGCAAGATCCTGTACGCTTCCACCTAATCCTTTAATAACTGGACCAGCCTTTGGAATTGCTTCTACTAAATCGTTTAGTGTTGTTGAAGTTTGGTTTTCGACTGCGTTTAAGAAGTTAATAGAGTCTGCTAGCTCAGTTGTATTTTGCTTAAATGCTGACTGAATAGCTAGCGTTGCTTTCATTGCTTCTTGGCGATCCACTTCACCAAGAACTGAGAGTCTTGTTGTTTCAGCAACTGAAGAAAGTAATTCGTTTCCAGTTTTACCAGTTGCTGCAATATCAGCAGCAAGGCCTATTGTTTCTGAAAAATTAACACCCATTGCAGCAGATAATTCTTTAGCAGTTGCAGAAACATCCTGTCTTATTTTAGATAATTCTGCTGCCGAACTTCCAGCTATATCTCCATAAACCTTTGTTAATCTTGTTAGCTCTTGATCAGCAACTTTAAATGCATCTGCTGCAGCTTTTCCAAATGCTGCAATTGGAACTGTTAAACCTACAGTTAGCTGACGACCAGCCCACTGTGTATTTTTACCCCAGTTAATAAGTTGCACTGCACCATCTTGAATTACCTTATTCATGATCTGCAACTCTTGTCGTGCAATTGCAGTCTTGCTTCTTATTTCTTCTAAGCCTCGTGGAACATGTACGCTAAATTGCATTAACCCCTGAGAATTTCTTCCTAGGGGTTGAACAATAGAGTTTTGAAGAGCTACCTGCTGTCTAGCAAGCTCTCTTATTAGTCCGCCAGATGTTTTTACGTGTTGCTGAAATGTGCCAAAATAGTCTTTTAGCTTTAGTCTTCCGCCGTCTAGGTTTTTACCAAATTTATCAACATCTGAAGTTAGTGTAACAAAATGTGAGGAGAACTGCCCAGTACTTCTTAGAGTATCGCCAAAAGATCTATTCATTACAGCAACCTGATTTGCCAACATCTTATTTGAGTTGGCTAGTTGCTCTTGTAATCTAGATAGGCTGGCTGTAACCTTATGCACATCAGCAATAAGGTTTGAGAAGTCGGCATCAGCAACTATTCGTGTACTGATTGTCTCGTCAGCCATTTATCTTTTACTCCTTAAAGTATCCAAGCCCTGCTCCAATTCCAAATCCAGCTTCTGCTGCAAATGATCCTTGGAGTGATACAACATCGTCTGAACTAGCATTTATGCCTGCAGCTTTAAGACGAATGTCATCAAACTTAGATCCTCCTTCATTTGTTTCGTACTCTCCTATATCTACACCTTTAAGCGAAGCTTGAAACTTTTTATCTGAATGTTCCTTCTTCTTTATTGCTTCTAGCGTAGCTATAAGCTCTGGCATTGAAAGATTTTCTTCTAGTTCCTCGTAATTTTTCCAATGACCTAAAAGAAAAACTTCTCCTTCTAAAGCGGCTAGATCGAGTTCTGACCAGCCAGAACCGCTGCCGCTAGAAGGTTTGGGTCGTCAAGTTTAATTCCTCCGCAAACCTCAAGGATGCGATTCATCGTTGGAACATCAAGAGCGTCTTCCAAAGCTTCTCTGTCTTTTACCAAATCTGGTAATTGTTTTTCTAGAGCAATAGCACATGCGTCGATAAGAATTGTTAGAGTCTCATCTTCAGTTGTTACTTCTCCAGTTCTTTGAATTGCCGTCATAAATTTACGGAGTTCTTTAATAGATAGTGGTTTGAGCTTTACTGATTGCCCGTTTTGTAGTTGAATTTCTTCTACATTATATACTGTAGTTGCCAATTTATCCTCCTTGGATAGTCTTAATTATTATAACATAATGATAATACATATACAAGCAGAAAGCCCCCGAAAAATTCGGGGGCTTCCGACATTTAGTTGGTTATATTACGCTACCAATACACGGTCAATAATTTTTCCGTATTCTTGCCCCTCATATCCCGACATAGCGGTTGGGAGAAGACGGAAGGTTACTGGAAATGTAGTTGGAGTAGAACGTGCCAACGAGAATTGTGACTGTTGTACAGAAAGAACACGACGTGCATAATATACACGCTCTGTTTGTGAACCTGATGTTGTTGGAGCTTGTCCGACAGCAATTAGCTGACGCTCTGTTGGTGCAATACCGAGAGCACCCGCTGCAATACCAAGTGTATCTTTCTTTGATGTTCCAGTACCTGAACTAATAATAGTGTTGGTCTGAGAAATCGCAGTGTTATTTGTTGGATCATCTGGCTGTCCGAAAATAACTAGAACGTTTTCTAGTGTACCTTCTGACATTTCAGTGGCGATCATAACTTCCATCGCAGACTTGAACAGCTTAGCTGTATCAAGCAACTGGTCGACGGTTACTGAATCGTATGTTGGATTATAAGTGATCTGAAGACCATTATTTGTAAAACCTACGTTTCTGTAATAGAAAGTGCCAGAATCAATTGCGTTAAGTGTATTTGTATAGGATGTTCCTGTTACGAATGCACCAGCGCTTGCTGTTCCTGGCTCTGAATTTTCATATGTAGAGTAACCTGCTGTTGTTGAGTCAATATTTGAAACGAACAAAGGAGATGCACCTACGAGAATATTTTTCGCATTACCTGCATTTTGTGCCATATTTTATTTCCACCTCCTGGAATTCTGGATGTTTAATTTTAATCAAGCTGGCTAGGCTTCTTTCCTCTTAGTATAATTTTAGGCCATAAAGGGTCAAAAGGCAAACCTAGGCAAATCGACCTTGACCGTTGGTTATTCTAGAATATTTAATTTCAACTATTACGTCTGCCGCATAAAATCCCTGAAGTTCTTCTGAAGGGGCAGTTGGAGATATATCGGCTATATATACAGAATGGAATTTAAAGGTATTGAAGTTAGGCAAAGAGAGGTTAACATCCTTTGCAGACTCGTCCATTCTTCTAAATAGATCTGTCATAAAGTTCCTAATTTCATTAATTTCAGATATATCTGTAGAGAAAATAGTAAAAAGAATTTGTTCGCAACATACTAACCAGTTGTCATCATAGGACATTCCAACCTTATCATAAATAATGTGCTTTTTTCCACTTAAAAATTGATTAAGATCTGGTGTTTGCTGAACTGGTATTATTGGAACAATATATTCGCCAAGTTGGTCGCTATAATAATCGTTATCGTTAAATATTCCTGAATCTACAAGTTCGTCCCAAAAAAACTTTCTAAGCTCAAACATTGCATCTGTTTTATAATTTGTCATAGTGCGCCTCCAAATGCTTGTGATAGTGCTGAGTCAGCTTGATTTCTTATTGAATTTGGAGAAAACTTATACTGAACTTTTTTAATATTTTGAGGTAGCATTAATGCTTTAGCCATTTTGGCATTAAAAATTTGTTGAAATCTAGATTTTTTAATAGAATTATTTACAAGATTTCCTGTAAAAAATCTTGAATGAGCTAGACTAAATTGATTTGTAGCAGATTTTCCTCCAGGTCTTTTTACCATAACAGATTCTCCTTTAGGCATAAATACTGTTTCGCCATCTATTTCAAAAACTAGCCTCTCCGCATATCTGGGAGATATTTTAAGAGGAATTCCTTTTTCCATAATTTCAGCCTTGTTAATAAACACATGTCTTCTTTTTGATTTATTAGAAGCTGGTACTAATGATTTAGATGGTAAAAATGAGTATCCTATTTTAAAAGATAGGCCTTCTTGTGATAATATCTTTAAATCAAACAATCTTTTATTCTTATTTCCTATTCCGCCCCACTCGTAAACATGATGTAAAGACTTTGGCTTTGTCCTAGCAAGTGCATCTATATACTGACCGAAATCCTCATCAATTTGTTTAAATATAGTTTGTGTAAATTTAGACTGGAAATTTTTATTTTTAGTAAGGCCAGCTATGACATTTGCTTGATAATATACAAAAGCTGATATCTGAGCAACATTACTATCTTTTAAAACTCCTGCCTGACTCCCAGCCATCATTTTTTCCAATCCGCTGGCAGCCTGAACCAACATAATACTATTGTCCAATTTGTTGATTCTCCGATCTCTTTAGAGATGAGTTATATCCTAAAATATTACCGAATGGATCTGTGAGTGGAGTTGTACCAACTACTTCAAACACTGTTGGTGTTTCTGTAGGATAATTTAATTCTGTCCAAATGCTATTTCCAATAGAATCCACTATGTTTGTTACTTTATCTCTAATAGAAAGTCTTTCTATTGTTCTAACCTGTAAAATTTGATCATTAATATAAACATTACTAAAAACCTGCTTGTCTCCAGATCTTCCGCTCACAGAATTACTAACAATTCCCTTTGCATGACATGGAAGGGTTTTAAAATATTTCCACTCTCTTTTAATAGCACCAGTAGCAGAATCTTGAGATTGATACTGTCTATATATATCTAACTTCATAGACAATATTGAGTCTATTAAGTCATTCATTAGATAATCTCTGCCTTGCTTACCATTACATAATCAATAAGTAATCTGTCGGCATAGGCATTTCCAGTTCCTGAATATGCTTCATCTGTATATTCAAAGTCCCAATCAAATGTAGATATCTTGCTTATATACTTATTACGCCAAGCTTTGTCTTTAGCAAAATAATCCTTCATCAATTCTATTGCTGCTAATTCTACCTCATCTGGAACTTTGTCCCAACCAAATCTTCCCTGAACACGATATGGTACATTAGTTTTAAATATTCCTACTCCATCTTCAATTGATGGAGGAATCATCCCATTAGCTACATAAACTGTATTATCTAACATTTGTGATCTGTCAACTCTAATTCCATATCCAGTTTCTGTTGTTTTAACAACATAATTCCAGTTATTAACATCATTTAGAGTATCAACAAGCAGTATATCATTTGCATATAGCTCATGAAGATTGTGTAGTTTTGCTGGAAGCGGTAAAACATCAGAACCATATCCATAGACAACATGAACGTCGTCATATAAATAAAAGTTTTGTCCAGTATAATTTTCTATTTGTTTACGAGCATATCTTTCAGCTGCAACTAATTCACGATATGTTTTATAGTTTGGATCAGTCTGATCAGTGCTAAATCCAACATCTTGAATATGATTAAAATCAATATATGGTGTAACTACATAAACCTCATCATACCTAACTACAGGATATGTTTTAATGCTGTATTCCCACTTTAATTTTAATGTTCTATTTCTATCTGTAAATTGAAATGGGATATTAACAGTATATGTTCCTGGATTTAATTCATCAGGAACTGCAGTCAAAGTAACTAGTACTGTGTTTGCATTTATTGCTGGATCAATGGCAGGGTCTTCTGTTACATCGTATACCTTAACAACTGGATTTGAATCGGCGTTTACCGTTTCTCCCTCCCAAAAAATTTTATGGGTTACTGGAGACTGTGAACTGCGTAAAATTTCTGCCATTTAAAGACAGGCTTAGCTATAAAACTCCTGGACTTCTTTTGGAGTTGCAAGTCTAAAGCCCTCCTCCTTATCGAAAATTTTTTGAGCGGAATCTTTATGCATTGCTACATAAGGATGCTCTTTTGTAAAAGTAAATCCCATAATATCATAACGGAAATTTGCTCTTTCCATTCTAACCAAAACGGTGTCTTCTGGGTGTTCCTTTTTAGGGTCAAACTTTGGAAGAACTTCTTGTGACATGTCTTCCGCCTCTTCTTCAATTTTTTCTATAGTTTTATTATATACTGACCATGTGACTCCCTCTTCTGAGAGTGCTGCAATAATGTCTGTTTTATTTTTTAAGCCGTCGATTTCTACACCGAAATCTTCTGCGATCTTTTTTAATTCAGATACTTTTAATGTGTCAAATGACATATTAGCTCCTATTTCTACTTAAAACAATTATAGCATTAGTAAATTAAAATGAAAAGCCCCTCAAAAATTAATTTGAGGGGCATTTCTTGCAGATCTAAATCCTATATATTAGGAAGCGACCTTAACGTTCTTGACAACTACCCAAGCGTCAGCTTGCTCAATCTGTACACCAACACGGGTGTATAGAGTGTATTCAATGCTGTCCTTGCGTGGCCAGAAGAAGCGATAAACTGTAACGTCACGCTTGACACCAATAACTACGTTATTTGGGAATGTCAAGTGGATATCACCGTGATTACCTGTCTCTCCTGTATAGTCTCCGTCCTGTGCTTCTGGAAGAAGTGGAACTTCAACAATCGGAATACCGAATGCGAATGGAGCTACGTATCCTGCTGGACCACCAAGTGGTTGTACTTCTTGTCCACGGATAATGCTTGAAGCAATATCTGCAGGGATTGTTTGGTTTGTACCAATGCTGTTGTTGTACAGGAAGTCCTGAATCAAGTTGGAACCAGCCAAGAAGCGAAGGTCTGAACGACGTTGCTTGTACTTACGTGGAAGTGCCTTAAGTGCTGAATTAAATACAGCACGAGATACTCCTGCACCAGCAGCATCGACTACGTGACCGTTAGCCTTTGCCTTCTTTACAACACCATCAAATGCCTTGTATAGGTTATCTGATGTTAGTGATGTGTTACCGTTAAGGATTACATCTTCAATATCATTACCTGCCTGTGTTGCCATCAGACGTGCAATGTGGTCTTCTAGGTCTGGACCTTCAATATTATCTTCTAGAGATTCTGTTGAAAGTTCCCAATCTAGACGAAGTTTCTTTGTTGTAAGAGAGATCTTTGAGAAAGTAACAGCAGCGTTTGAACCTGTGTTATCAGCTTCAGTAGCAAGTACCATAAGCTTCTCACCTACACCAATGCGATCAATTTCAGTGGTGTCTGCCTTCATACGGACAGTACGAGCCACCTTACCAATTACAGTTGCATCAAACATGTAGTCTAGGAATCGTGCAGACTGCTCAGGATTGAGTAGGCCACCTTTACCCTCAGAACCAACATGTACGCCAGTTGTTGAACCAGCAGCACCTGTCATATTAGCTGTTACGTTTGTATTTGCTGCAACAGCTTTTTCTAAGTTTTCATTGCTCATTATATATTTTCACCTACCTTTTTAGTTAAAAATTTCATTTACGGATCCGAGGAAAGAACCGTCCCATTTTGATTTGGATTTTGTTATTACTTCCTGTGACCCGCCAAGGTCATAGGACTTCTTAATTGCAGTCTCTGATTCGACTGCGTCAACACGCTTTTCAACGCCCTCAATCGTGTTCTTGATATCTTCTACAGCCTTTGAAAGGACTGAGTGTTGTTCTGCCAATTCTGAAATACGAGTATCTACGCTCTTGCTGAATGTTTCAACAGTGTCTTTAATTGCTGAAACCTGAGCAGCATTTGCTTCAGATGCCTTGTTAAGAGTATCTGAAAAGAATCCCTTAAGATCACCGAGCATCTTTGCAAAATCAGGTTCATCAACCTCAACTTCTGATACGTCGGCTGCTTTTTCCAGAACTTCGGCAGAAGCGTCAACAGCTGGTGCTTCTTCGGCAGCAGGTGCTTCAACAGCAGGTGCTTCCTCAGCAGGAACAGCGGCTGGTGTTTCTTCTACAACAGCAGGAGCTTCTTCAACTGCTGCTAATGTTTCTGTGTTTTCTGACACTTCATTACCTCCTTCTGCGTTTGCCTGTTTTGCAATTTTGTTTGTATCAGGCAACGGTAATCTTGATTTCTTAAATGAATCAAGAATCTTATCTATTTCTTTTGCTTTCTTAACGTCATTGGATTCTACCCAACCAATTAACTGTGCTTCTTTTCCGCTAACTGGAGAAACGTATGTCGAATCTGTAGAAATAAAAACAGAGTCGCTATCTTCACAATAAAAAATATTTTCTGTTACTGTTTCTGCAGCAATTCCTTTAAACATTAACTGACCATTCATTTTTTGAATTGACAATATGTTGCAAAGCTCGTTAGCTGGAGAATCTACTACAGATAACTCCATAAGAGCATATTCCTTAATGAAGCGAACTGGCTTACCAGTTGACTTGTTAACTTCATTTTCTGAATCAATAATCTTTCCGCCAATTGAAAAACCTTGTAGTGTTCCATCCAAAATCTTTTCCCAAGTATCTTGAGCGCCTTTTGAAATGTATGCGTCTACATAAACACCATTATAAAATTCTTTTGTATTTGGATCATAATATGTTTCTGGTTTAAATGAAACCATTTTGCCAACTGCTGTTGATCCATGCATTTCACGAATGTTGCCACGGAAAGAATCAAATGCTTTGATTGAAGCTTCTTGAGTTACAACATCTCCAGTTTGATCCAAGTTGTCCAACGTTGCAAAACCAGAGACGATTCGCTTTTCACGATTTACTTTAGTAAATGGAACTGAAAGGCTGATATCGTCGCCATGAGATGACCACAAAGACTTATGAATATTCATATGATTAATTATAATTTTTTATATATAAAAAGGCAAATAACTAGTCGATCAGGACTACTCGACTTGTCTTCCAGCACCCTGTTCGTTTCGGGCTTCTCCAGAAATATCTGGGGAATTATTTTGCCTTTCTTGATCCCTGGTTCTTGTATTTCCAGCCTGAGACCTAATCTCTGCCTGTTGCTGAGGCTTTAAAACTACAACCTCGTCTCCAGAATCAAGCGGAACCATGCCTCTACGAATTCTAATTTCATTAGGCGTAATTACCTGCATTCTTAAATAACGCTCATCAATCTTAGACTGAGTATCTTCATCGGTAAGAGCTAATTCGTTGAATTTAATTTCTAGAGCATCTGTCATTTCTGCAATTAACTTATTTAGTTTCTTTTCAAGAATGTCCTGTGCTGGACGACATACCTGCTCTTTAAATGTTTTATCGGCATCTCTTGCTGCAGCTAAATTAATTCCTTCTGGAGTTCCAATCTTATTAATTGGAGTTCTGTGAGCCATAAGGATTTCATCACGATTCATCTTTCGATATGTATTAAATGACGAGTCTTGAGTTCCAGCCTCAATTGGCTCCATTTTAAATTCAACTTTAGAATCTCCAGTATCTGCTGGAAGAGGAACATATAGAGATCTATGATTTCTTCCCTTTAATCCAACCTGGAAAAATTCAAGTAACTTGCGCTCTGACTCTGTTGAAAGTTTTGCGCCCTTAACTGTAATAATATAACGAGGGACTGCTTTATTCTCAAAATAATCAAGGTTATACTTGGCTGCAAATTCATTTCCAGCCATAGCATTAGAAGCAGCTACAATATCTGGAATTCCATAATAGTTATTTGTTGGAGTATATTTCTTGAGATGAATAATTTCATTTGGACGATCAGTACCACCAGCAATTGGATTTACTGTTTCTTGATCTCCAAAATTGCGGAAGAATACAGCCTTTCCATAAAGCAATTGAATAAAGCCATCACGAAGACGACGCACACGCATAGTCTTAGATGGTATATGTCCTAAATATCCAATTTTTCCAGAAGTTGTTCTTCCAACTTCAAGGTATCCGTTTCCTGTTGCCTCTACGTCCGTATAAACCTTAATTAATGTTTCTTTAAATGTTTCTTCTTCATTACAATCTTCAAGCCAGCCATGTAGATCTTGTCTCAATCTATTAAGCTTTCTTCTAGCTCTTTCTAATTGAGTGTCGCTGTCAATTCCATCCATAGCCTCAATTGTTTTTCTAGTTTCAATAAAATCATAACCTAATCCAACAATATTAGCTACCTTTGCATTAATTGCAGCATAGTTGTATGGTGAAATTTCATAAATAGTAGATAGGTAGTCTAAATTATATTTTGGCTCTATCAAATCAAACATCGAGTAGCCAGTAATGGCTTGCTGCAATAGATTCTGCTGGGTTTCAGCTCCATCTATTCCAGTAAATCTTTTTTGTAAATCTCTGCTTACTTTTCTTCTAAATGATGGACTAAGTCCATTCATTTTTAAAACATCTTCGCCCTCTATTTTAAATGGATCAGTAGTTTTTTCTACAACTGGATTATTAAATCTAACCCAATCTGCAGCATTAGAAATTTCAATTTCTTGACTATTTTCTTCGTCTATATGTTCCATTATTTACCACCCATATTTTTCATTTCATCTTTATAGTTTCCAATATCCAGTGGATCTGGAACTAGACCCCAGTTAAGTCTTTGTTTTTGATACTCAAATTCTTCATCATCTATTTTGCGTCTTCCAGATAAAAATTTTGGCTGTCCTTCATAAATGCCATAAGAACTAACTGCTGATGCTAGCAAGTCTATTCTTTGCTTATTACCCTTCATTGAAGTAATAGAAAGAAAATTACCATCATCGTCGCCGATCCAACGACCATCTGGCATTTCCCAAACATATATGCCAAGCCTGGTCTCCTCTTCGTTGACCTTAGCTCCAATTTTTTTTAAATCCATAGGTTTTTATTTTACCACTTTCTAAGACCTAAGTCCAGCTTTTTGTCAGGTAAATGTTCAACTTACCTTGAAGATATAACAATCCAGTCATTATTATAGTATTCAACGCCTGGTTCTGTCAGGGATATTGCAGGTTCTGCAATACTTGCCAGGGATTTACCAATATAAAGATTATAATGTTCTAGCGCCTTAGTGGGACCTAATATGCTTTCATAAATTGCTATATTTTTATAAAGATTGCTTGCTCCTCCAGATAATTCATAATTAAATTGAATTTTTCCAGATATTGCTTGTGTAAATTCAAGCACTATGTGGGTTGGCTCATTTGAAGTCAAATAACTGGCTATATTGGTTATAGAAGACCTATCTTGACCATTGATATAGATAGAGGCTATGTTGGCCTTAGAAAGGGCTCCAGAGCCGTTCCAGGCCATTCTAGTGACCGTTCCATCACCTGAGTACAACAAAGTATTTGCGGCAGAGGAGTATGGCGTTAAAAATAATTCTACAGATTTAATTGATTGATCTGTATTTAAATCAAATCCAGTGCCATTTTTTGGCCTAATCCCATTATTATTATGTCTTAGCATAATAGGATAATTTTTAGACCCTAAATAATATTCTGAAGAAGATGATATTTCATCCCCATAATTATCTGCATTAAAATATTTTGCTGTATAAAATGTAACACAGAAAAATTCAAGTCTGGGCAGATACTTAGTAGCATCAGTAGTAGACATTGTTATTCTAATATATACTAATGGACTTTCATCAAAATTATCTAAATTATACTGGGGTAACGGTTGCCCATTAATGCATTCTGTATAATTAATTCCATCAATACTTGATTCTACTGCTATTCCATAATTATTGCGCCACTCTATTTTAGAGGTTATAAATCCTACTTCTGCTGGAAATGAAAAAGAATCATTTATAATAAATGTTTTTGATTCCACAGACTCAGTTTGATAAAAAGAAATATATTGTCCAGATAGGTCATAATATGTATTTTCATCTATAAAACTAGTAAGACTTTTATCTACTGGGTATGAGTAATCAAATCTACCTCTGATATTTGCGTCAGTACAGCTAAATAAAGTTCCTTTATCTGGATACACAACATGAATTGGATAGGTGGAAAGAGATCCATCAATATAATGTTGTTTTATTAAAGTTTGAGATAGGGAATATCTATATACTGCTGGAGCATCAACAATAAAATAATCTGACTCAGATTCAGTTGGACCAACTGTTAAATTTAATATAGAGTTAGTAAATTTAAAATCAGATAAGGATTTTGATTTTACCTGAACTCCATCTAAATACAAAGATATGGATGTTCCAGTATAATTACCGACTATATGTGTTGCTTTTTTTGTATATGTTAGAGCATATCTTACTTGCTCATCAGAAGATATTTTAAATACTATATCTCCGTTATCCCAAAATAATCCTATATTATTAGTACTATCTGCAAACAGTGTGGTTTCATTTGAAGAGATTATTGATGGGCTAACCCATACTTCTATTGTAAAATCATTATCACTTGTATTTTTTGTTGCTAGTCCGCCATCGGCATCTTTTGAGTAATAGTCATTGCTAGTTGGAATTTCAATATATGATGTATTTGTTATTTTTGTTCCAGAAACTCCACCTGGAACAATGGGTAGTAAATTTATAGAATGAGATCCAACATATGTTCCATTATTTCCACATCCAGATATATCAGCAGCAATTGTTCCAGAAGATTCATCTAGTGGCCAAAATCCTACTGGATGATCTTTTATTACTTTTAGCTGATATGACATATTTATATTATACCCTAATAGTATAAAGTCCTCCAAGGTTCTCTTGAAGGACTTTATGCAATTTAAATTATTATTCTTCTGCTGGAACTTCTTCTAGAAGCTCTTCTAGTGTATGCCCAGAGACGGTTTCTCTAGCACCAGAATTAAGTTCTTCAACTATTACCTCTGCCCATTCTGCTGCGGAATCTTCGCTTTCCCAAGGACCAGTGGCATCGATAACTTCGCCGTCTTTTGAAATTTCACAGATAAGATCTTCTGTTACTTCAAATGAATATGTTGTTGCCATTATTTATCTCCTTAAATTGTTCCTGCAAGAATTCTTGATACTAGAGGGGTTCTATAGTATCCCAGTGCATAGTTTGTTGCAATTTCTTGTAGAATCCAGTTATTTGCTGTAATTGCTACTGATACTGGCAAACCTACTTTTCTTGTATAAGTTAAAAGTGTTGTCATTGATCCAGTAAAGAAGTTATACGCTAGTAGATATACGGTAGTTCCAGACATTGCAATCATATAAACTGCATTCTTTTCTGCACCAATCCAGTAAATTTGCTGAACAGCAGCTGTTAAACCAGAAGGACCAGTAGTAACGTTAGTCCAGTTTGTAGCATCAATTGACCAATACCAGGAAAATGTTGTTGCTGCTGCATCTGTTCCAAGAACATACGCAAATCTCTTTACTGGCTCTAGCCAGCGAACTAATGCTGGACCACCAAGAGTTGTAAAGATGTTAACGTTTGCCCAAGATGCTGCGAGTGAGATATCTGCATCTCTTCCTGAGAATCCAAGTCCAGCTGTTAGCGCTGTACCAGTTGATGATGCAATTACCCACTTATTTGCGCCGTATGCAATATTTCTTGGGATAATTGTTGCTGATGCAATTACACCAGTCCAGTTTGTAAGATCAGAGCTAAATCTAACCATATTAGCATCATTTGTTACGTTAGTAACTACGACATATGTTGGAAGACCAGTTCCATAGTTAATTCCATAGTCAATATCAAGTACGTTGTATGTAGTTGATGCTAGGTTAAACGAAAGAACCCATGTAGCTCCACTATCTGTTGAATAGTAAAGTCTTCCTGCACGTGTTCCAATAAACAAGATATTGTTTACTGTCTTAATAAACATATAGTCATCTGAAATATTTGTCATATTTACAGTTAATGGACCTGGAGCAATTTTCCATGTTAGTCCATCATCAAATGATCTTGCATATACTGGAGTTCCATTTAGAGCAGATGGGTTCCAAATCTTATGAAGTACGCCTGCTCCATCTACTGCCATTCTGTAGAATGAGTTGGTTCCCATTACAACTTCAGTAATTGCTGCAAGTGGTTGTAGAAGCGACTGAGTCCATGCTGTAGCTGTTGAATCTGTTGAAAGGTTAATTGCTCCAGCAGTATTCATTTTTACTAAAGTTCCAGAACCATTTGATGAAATAAATGTCTGTGTATGTGCTGTAACGTTTGGAGTAGTTCCAATTGTTCCAGTTGTAGTTACAAGGTTAAACTGTGTGGTTCCGTCTGTTGTATAAATTGCAGCTGAGTTAGCAACTGTTGCTACGAAACGTGTACCGTTCCATACCAAGTTATTTGTGTTAACTGCTGCTACAGTACCATACTGACCCCATGTAATACCGTCTGTGCTGAAGCCCTGCTTTGAAGCACCAACTGCTACCCAGCGGCCATTTGCATACTTAACGTCATAAATTGCTGTTGCAGCAAATCCTGAAGTTCTTGCTGTCCAAGTCTGACCATCTGTAGATGTTGAAAGAAGACCATTGTTTGATACCGCTACGAATAATCCGTTTCCGAATGAAACTGCGTTAGCGTTTGTTGTAGAAAATCCTAGGTCAACCTTTGTCCATGTAACACCATTATCTGTTGAACGAGCAGCATAGTGAGCGTTTGCAGATCCAACGTCTGAACCTACTACAACCCATGTGCTGTTTCCATATGTTACTTGAGCAAGGTTTCCTTGGGCTCTTCCTAGGAATGTTCCTAGCGTTCTTTCTGTCCATGTTACTAGATCTGGTGATGTAAATAGAAGTCCAAATCTTGTAATAGCAACCCAAATACCATTATTGTATCTGATATCTGTAATATAGTCTGCTTGAAGTGTTGGTCCTGCCTTATAAAATTGTTTGATCGGAAGATTGTTTTCAACTACAGTCCAGCTTACTCCGTCTGTAGATGTATAAATTCTTGTTCCAGCACTAGTCATAACGTATAGACCATTGCCGTATGTAGTTGTTGGGTTTAATGCCAATGTTGAAATTGGAACGTTTGTTCCGTTATAGTCTGCGACATGCTCTGGACGCTTTGCAATGAAAACGTCTTCCAGTCTACTTGGTCTTACTCTTGTTAGTGCCATTTATTTATCCTCCGCTACCTTAAAATCAAGGTGTGATTTCTTGACCAAATACGGTCATTGAAAAGTCTGCTGTTGATCCGATAAGAACTATTTTATCGCCAGCTGCAAGTGTGATTCCGTATGTCAAAGCAATGGAATCCTGTGCTTGTAAAATTGAATCATAAACTAGATAATGTTTTGCTGCTAGTGTATCTCCAGATGGCAAGACAGCTAGTCTATATGTTAAATCTGTTGTTGTATTACGATTGCAAATTGATACTGTAGATACAATTGCATTTCCGCCCGTTGGAACAGTATATCCATGAACGGCAGTATTTGCTACAGAAACAGATTGCCCTAATACTTTATATGTTGTTGGCATTGTTTTCTCCTTATGCTCCCATTAACATCAATGGGCTAACAGTAATTCCTGCTGCCGCATTTGTAACTGAATTTACTGCTGTTGTTTGTGCAGTACTAATTGCACTCAATGCACTAGTCTGTGCTGTTGAAATCGCTCCAGTCGCAGTTGTCTGTGCTGTTGATACTGCAGATGTTGCACTATTTTGTGCAGTTGTGATTGCGCCAGTAGCATTTGTTTGTGCTGTAGACAATGCGGTAACACCATCTGCTGTTGCTGCTGCAATATCATTAACTCCTAAAAGAGTTCCTATCTCATTCAGTGCTTTTGCAATGTAAATGAGATCCTTTGCTGTTAACTGACCAGAAGAATATAGAGCTGTTAGCTCGGACTTAAATCCATCAATCTGTGTCGTTAAACTTGTATAATCTGGCACTTATATCACCTCTCTCAAAGTATATCATTATTCTATTTTTTATGCTATAGCAGAAGGCTACTTGGGTCAAATGGGGAGTAGTCTTTTCTAAGGACATTTGAGCTTGTCCCTAAAATATCTATGCCCAATTCTAGATCCTCTATTCGCTCTAATGCTGCTATAAAATCTAAATTTGTATCTAGGTCTAAATTTACATCTTCGACCTGAATTTGTTCCCACGAAATTGTGGTTCCATTGGTTGTTAAATATTTTCCAGCATTTCCAGTTTTAGATGGAAATACGAAGCCTGAGCCGCCAAGGGCAATTTGCTGTCCCTCAATTGTAACAGAACTATTTACCAAATTCGAATTTGTCACAGTCCCAGATGGCAAGGTTACTGTTCCTGTAAATGTTGGGGAAGCCAAAGGAGCTTTCGCATTTAAAGCTGTTTGGGTAGCAGTAGAAACTGGCTTATCTGCATCTGATGTATTGTCAACATTGGCTAAACCAACCATGCTTTTTGTAATTCCGCCAACAGTACCTGTAAAGGTTGGGTTATTTATATTTGCCTTTAAATTTAATGCATTTTGAGTGGCTGTTGAAATTGGCTTAAGTAAATCTGATGTATTATCTACATTTGCAAGACCAACCATTGACTGAGTAATTCCACTTACTGTTCCAGTAAATGTTGGATTATTTATAGGAGCTTTTGCAGATAAATCAGAAACTAAATTAGATATTTTAGATTGATCAATTGCTGCTGATGCACTAATGTCAAGATTTACAATTGTTCCATTTGCTATTTTTCCACTTGTGACTGCTGAATCTGCAAGCATTGTTTCTGTTACTGTTCCCGCTGGCAAAGTTACAGTTCCAGTAAATGTTGGTGATGCTAATGGAGCTTTTGAAGCAATTGAATTTGTAATTGTTGTTGCAAAATTTGGATCATTAGCTAAAGCAGCTGCTAATTCATTTAGAGTGTCTAATGCTCCTGGTGATGAATTAATTAAATTTGTAACAGCTGTAGACGCAGCAGTGTCGGCATATGTTTTAGTTGCTAATGCTGATGTATCTGCTATTCCGTGAACATTTGTTGTAGATGAAACGTGTGGTGAAAACTCAGAATCTCTTGCAATATTATCTGGTATTTGATTATCTGGAATTTTAGAATTAGAATCTAAAGACGCTAATCCATTTGCAGCACCACGCTTATTTGTAATATATGTATCTAAATAGGATAAAGGGATATTGGCATAATCAGCAATGCTGTTCCAATTTGTACCCGTTCCGATTTTAAACTTATTTGTATCTACTTCAATTCCAATTTCACCAGGAAGAAGTATTGGGTTTGCATTAAACCAATTTGATGCTGTATCTCTACGTATCTGAATTCTAACTGCCATTATGCTGCATACCCTCCATCAATTATGTCACCAGTAAATACTGAAGTTGCAGTTCCGCCATCCATAATAACCAAATTGTCAACAACACGATTTCCATAATCAATATAGTCAACTTGTCTTGTTAACGGATCGTGAGTGTGAACAAGCATTTCTTTTGGTCCAGCAACATCGTACCAGATGTTACCATTATACACCTTTATTGTTCTTTCATTAGTATCAAAGTATACGGCTCCTGCTGATGGGGAAACAGGGGCAGAATTTAATGTTTGAATTGATGTTATTGGTCCCGAACCACTTCCAGAACCAGAAGATGTTAGGATAATTTTATTATCAGCATCATCATATGTTGCTGTTAAATTTACATGGCTACTATGATTTAATAATGTTGCTACTAAATCTTGAACTCTTTCCTGAGATATTGAACTACTTAAAGAATTTGTGGAATCATCGTATGTAAAAGTAATTCCATCATGGCTCCCGCTTGCTATTAATGATGCAAAAGCGTCCTGTGCTCTTTCAGATGTAAAGTATAGATTAGTTGATCCTTCGGCAAAATAGTCGGAGGTTGCTGTTTCAATTGATCTTATTCTGTAATCATGAGATGTTTGTACATTTGAATTATTTGTACCGACTTTAGCCTGTAAGGCTTCAATTGCATCATTAGCATCAGAATGCTGTTTTGCATGTGAAACAATAGCTACTGAGTCTGTTGATTGTGGATTTACAAAATTATCTAACGTTGTTGGATATGTTATTGCCATTTATTATTAAGCTTGTGCTTCAGTCCAGGATAGTCTGCCAATAACGTCAATAGCTGCAGTACCAATATTTTGTACTACAATTGTCAATGTATCTGGACCATCTGGATATATCTGAGTATTAGCTGTTGTTCCACCTCCACCCAATATGCTATTTCCTAGATCACGAACGTTATTTAAATCAACGCTTCCAGTAGTTGATACGAAGAATCCACCTGTTGTTTCACCACCAGATACTGTTGTAGAGCCACCAGCATAGTCTGCAATTTGTGCAAGGCTTGAGTTCTGAACTGTTGTTACGTCTCTAACAGCATTTGTCCAGGTTGTAGATGTTGAAGGAACTCCATTCAACACAGCAGTAACGAGCATGTTAGCGCTGGCTGTTCTGGTACTAATATCTAGAGCTCTTAGAATAAGTTGCATTCTATTAATAAGTTCTCTTGTACCAAAAGCACCAACTATATTTGAGTCTACTGATGGGGCAATTCTAATTGAGAAGAGAGCTCTTGATGCTCCAGCTGAAATATTTGTTACTGTGCTCTGGCCATATGTAAATAGCAACGATTTATCGTCATCATATCTACCATCCATAATAACAGATGTTCCCCAGTGTGACATTGCTGGAGAGAATGTAGGCCATGCTAACTCAACTCCAACTGGAGTTAATGCTGCATATGTATATTGTTGAGGAGTAGATACTCCCATTGGAGCAAACGTTACTTGTGGGTTTGCAGTAATTGCAGCACCTGTGAAAGTTAAAGTATTTCCAGAAATATTAGATATATATGTTCCTTCAGCAAAAGCTGTAGTAATTACTCTTTGTCCTACCTGTAATCCAGTTGTGCTGGTTACTGTTCCAGTATTTGATCCAACTAATATTGAAAGCTGAACTGCATCTGCGCCTGACTGTGCACGTGTTAAACCAGTAAAAGATGTAGCGGTCTTACCAGAATAATTCATATATTCAAAGTTATTATTATCTTTGATAACAATTGTTCCAGATGAAGGGAATCCATCTGTACTAGCAACACTTAAAGTTGTAGCAGATGTTGATAGGTTAGATGTTATTGTTGTGGTTGGAGGCATGGTCTGAGTCTCATAACGTGCAGGTAAGTTTCCTGAACGCATATAAGCTTCTGTATTCATATTATTATTTTGTTCTTTATGAACATAAATAATATTACCTTGAGGACCTCTTACTCCCCATCGAATAAATCCAGCTCCGTACCAAGAGTAGTCCATATAGAACATCTGCATTTTCGATAGATCGATATTATATCCTGAAGGACCAGCTCCATCGCATTTATCTAAATTCCATTGAGACTGAGGTACTTTTTTATCAACAGTTTTTGATACTGTAACATATTGTGCTGTTGCTCCTCTATATGCAGGAGAAATTGTTAAAGATGTATCGCTTGAAATTGAAGCTACTCTATAAGATTGACCACGAAGAACAATATAGTCTCCTGGGGCTAATTGCTTATTAAAATATGTTTGATAAAGATTTGGGTTTGTTTGAGAAACTGTTGTTGAACCATTTGTAACCGAAACACGACCAGATAGTTGTGATGTTGAGTTTCTTCTTACAACATTAAGAACCTGACCATCATATTCAAAGAATATGCCGTTCTGTTGATCAAACATTCCAAGTCTTGACTGTGCGCCAAACCAGTTGTTTACAGCAACTGCTGGGAATCCTGATGCAATTGAAGATGATGGAGTAGAAAGTGCGGTATATGTAAATGTATTAAATCCAGTAATATTTTGAACAGTAAATGTTCCGTTATATGCAGCTTCATTACATCCACTAATTGTAATGCTAACTCCAGGAAGGATATTATGCTTTTCTTTTGTTGTAACCGTTACTGTTGTTCCAACTGAAGTTAGACCTTCAATTCCAGCAAATGGTTTTAGGATAGTTCCTGAAGAAACCTGAATTCCTTTACCAGACTGATATCTAAAATAACGGCGTGTTTGACGTACTGCTTGCTCATAATTTCCATCAGCATTTGCAGAAAATAGAACTCCGCCATCAAATGCTCTATGTAGGAACTGACCTTGAGGGCGAACATATATTGTTCCACCAGATACTGATCCAGTAATTGTATTATTTGTATAGATAACAAACTGTGTTGGTGAAGGAACAGATACAACATAAAAAGATCCATTTGGTGGGTTCGAGCTTGCTGTAGTTCCAGTAATTGCAACCTCATTTGATATAGATAGTCCATGAGGAATTGTTGTAGTAATTAAAACTCTGTTTCCAGAATATGAAATTGTTGGAGTTCCGCCGATTGCTGCTCCAGTATAAAGAGCTCCAGAAAATACTAGGGTCTTTGAAGAATCATAGATCGATGTAATATTTGTATTATTAGCACTTCTTGCTGTATATGTAAATGAGTTTGTTCCGCCACCCGATTCAATAATAAAGTTTCCATTTGCAACTGAAATATATGTATCTTGAACTGTTATTGGTGTTCCATTTGCAGGAGCAGTTCCAGAAGAAAGGTTAACAGTAACAATTTTTGAAAGTGCTGGCATTGTAATGCTAGAAATAACAGCAACTGGGTTTGGTGTATTATATGCAAACGGTCTGTTATTGGTCATTGTTAAGCTTTCCCACTTAGAAGCCTGAACTCCGTACTCAAAATCTGTATCAATCAAAGCTTGTGGCTGAGTTACTCTAAACTTATTAGTTGGGTCAAGCTGTGCATCAGCTGGGGTAAATGTATCTACTTCTACATCATAAACAATCTGCAATTTATCTGTTGCAGACATTGAAAGAGTATTATACTGAAGAACAATTGTAGTCTTTTGTGTTCCGTCAGCATTTGTTGAATTAGTATAGGATGTTGTTTTTAATGTGTCGTCAGAAAAATTGAATATTACAATATTCTTTGTAACATTTGTAATAAGTACTAGCTTTTCCCTAGGGATAAACTTAGGAATCTCTATAATTCTATTCGCAGGGTCGAATGTATAGGTTGTTTCGCTTAATATGTTTCTAGACATTAAAATTCTCCTAATATATAATTATGGCCACCAGCCACTAGGGTTCTAATTGAATTATACCATAGGCCATTAATTAAGTCTACGGTTCTATTATTGAAAAAGATGCTCGTCATATATGGTAGCCTCGCCAATATTGGCTGGAGGAATAAACTCACCAGATTCAGTTTTAGTCCACATTGCCTTAACGTCTGGCCCAATAATGTCACCAGTTACGTCTGAGGCAAATACTGTTGAATTTGTTCTTAAAACTTTATTACCTAGCATTTCTTCTACAAAGTAGATTAGTGGGGCATCTACCCATTCACCGTCTTGATATTTTTTTGCCATGATAGATTCTGGATCAATAGAGTCCTCTAGCATAATAGAGTTTTCTACAATCCCGCTTGAATTAACATAGGCAAATGCTACTCCGTCTTTTAATTGCACCCAATTTGGCATTTTTTCTCCTTATACATATTCTACAACTTCCCACCGACAAGCACCTGTTGCTGTTAATGTAGTTGAATTAGTTAATGATACACCATATTCCGCTGAAAATAAAGATGTTGATCCTCCAGAAATAGTCCTTGTTCCAATAAAATTAGGGAAAGATCCAGAGCCCATAGATCCATTTGAAGAAGCTGCTACTGAACCACCGCTTGGAGTTAATGTTCCAGATTCATTGCTATTACTTGCAACTGTTCCAGCGGAACCAGTTGAAAAAGATCTAGCGAATGATTTATCTACATTTACTGATGAAATTGTAATTGTTCCAGCAGACGCAGCAACACCCCTTTGTATTGATTTAATTTTTGAAGTTAAAGGAGGATAGGTATTAATCATTATAAATACTCCACAACTTCATATCTACAAGCACCTGTTGCAGTAATTGTTGTTGAATTTACTATATAGGCTCCATATTCTTGCACAGTAATAGCTGTAGTTCCTCCTGAAAATGTTCTTGTTCCAAAATAGTTTGCGAACGTTCCACCACCAGCCACGGCATTTCCACCACCGCTTGGACCAGCTATGCTACCTCCTGTTGGATTGAGTTGTCCAGATTCATTACCACTAAGTGAAACTGCTCCTCCAGATCCATTGGAAAAAGATTTAATAAAAGACTTAGAAGTATCAATTGAAGATATTGTTATGCTTCCAGCAGAAGCAAATGAGCCCCTTTGAATTGATTTAATTGGAGATTGCACAGTTGGAAATATTGATGTACCCATTATATATGTTCTATAACCTCCCAATTACAAGCACCTGTCACAGTTATAGTTGTTGAATTAATTAAGTAAGCCCCATATTTTGCTGAAACAAAAGAGTTTGTATTAGGTATTGTTGCTGTTATGCTTCTTGTACCAGAATAGGTTGGAAATGATCCATTTTGATTTAGGCTTCCGCTTGGAGCACCAACTGCACCACCAGCTGGTGTATAAACACCTTCAGTAGTTCCAAGTCCCGCTACTGTTCCAGAAGAGCCAGTAGAAAAAGAATTTACAAAAGATTTAGAAATATCCACCGATGATATTGTTACGTTGCCAGCAGAAGCTGCAGTACCTCTTTGAATTGATTTTATTGGAGAAGATGTTAATGGATATAAATTAGATGCCATTATGCATACTCCACAACTTGCCAGTAACAGGCTCCACTTACAGTTATAGTTGTTGAATTCAAAATATAGGCTCCGAATGACCCTGATGTTAAACTAGTTGTTCCGCCAGAAAATGTTCTTGTTCCTGTAAGATTTGGATAGGATCCGCTTCCTGGATTAAAGTTTGGTGAAAATATAGCCATGTTGCCACCACTTGGAGTATAAGTTCCGCTTGTACTACTATTTGTTGCTATTATCCCACTTGATGAATTTGAAAAAGAATTAACAAATGCTTTAGAAACATCTATAGATGATATTGTTATATTTCCAGAAGAGGCAGCAGAACCTCTTTGCACAGACTTAATTAAAGAAGCTTGCTCTGGAAATACTGATAGTGCCATATTATGACAACTCTACTCCGCTCATATGAACTGTAAGTGCTGAGTTAACAGAAGCCCACCCGACTACTGTTTGTGTTCCACTTCCACCTAAAACTTGCTTAAGATCAAATGAGGCAATGCTATTTGCTGGAACAGATACTGCTGTTGCAAGAGCAACCTGTGTTCCAGATGCATCTGGTAATGTTATATTAAATGTAGCTGCAGTACCAGTTATATTGCTAACAATTATATTTGTTAGTACTGTTGTGGTAGATGCAGGAACGGTATAAAGAACTGTTGTATTCGTAGTAGTAAGAGTAGTTCTTGCTAATAGCTTTGATAGTGTTGGCATTTATTCTCCTTTAGTATGCTTCCATTATTTGCATAATTTCAATGTTTTTATTTATATCAATTCCAAGTCCTGGAACTCTAAGCCTTCTAATATTTACGCTTCCTAATGTGATTTCATTTTCAGCTGTTACAGAAGACTTTTCTGCAAATGCTCCTATAATTATATTGTTATCTCCACTTGTTGCTGCATTACCAGCATTCATTCCAACAGCAGTATTAAAAGATCCAGTAACATTATATAATGAGTTTGAGCCTATAGCAGTGTTGCTTCCTGCTGTGGCTGAAGCTTGTCTTATTGCTGAAAATCCAATTGCAGTATTAGAGCTTCCTGTTGTATTCATATATAATGCATCTACGCCCAATGCTGTATTTTGCGATCCAGTAGTATTGCTTCTAAGAGAATCTGCCCCAATTGCTGTTATAGAAGATGATTCATTAAATGCACCAAGGGCGTTTCTTCCTAGAGCAGTTATATAGCTACTACTAGTTTGTCCATAAACAGTTCCTAGAGTATTTCCAGCTGCTTGTGAAGTTACTGGTATTGCTGCCCAAGAAGCAACTGTTCCATTTGTAGTCAAGTACTTACCGTTTTGACTAGATTGTGATGGCAAAGCATCTATTGTTGTACTTCCGCCTAATGAAACTGCTGATCCGTTTATTGTAATAGAATTATTTGATAAAGCTGAATTTGGAATATTAATTAAATTTGCACCAGAAGTATTTGCTGGGAAAGTTACTGTTCCAGTAAAAGTTGGAGACGCAATCGGTGCATATGTTGACGCAGCATTTGCTTGAGACAAATACGTACTTACGGCTGTTGCAGAATCTAGCTTGTTTCCAAGGGCTGTAGTTATGGTGGCTGCGTATGAGGCATCATCATTTATTGCAGCGGCTAATTCATTTAGAGTATTTAGTGTTGTTGGTGCGGCATCAATAATATTAGAAATTTGTGTATCAACATAAGATTTATTTGCTGCATCATTATTTGAAGATGGAGAAGCTAGGTTAGTTATTTTAAAGTTGCCCGCAGAAAAATCGGCAGAAAGAGCCGAACCAGATCCAATTGTTTTATTAGTTAATGTTTGTGCTGTTGTCTTATCAACTACTTTATCTCTATCAACTGAAATGGCTATTGTATTTAACGTATCATTATATGTTACATTGATTCCATCATGTGTTCCGTTTTGTAAAAATGCTCCAATATAATCCTGTGTTGCTTCATTAACATCTCCTGGAGATATGTTAATATAAGAAAGAGAATTCCAACCTAAAGATCCATTTCCAACCTTTAGTCTATTATTATCAGTATTTAATCCAAGTTCTCCAGCCGCCAATATTGGGTTTGCTGCTAACCATTGTGCGTTTGTTCCACGTCTTATCTTAATTGCAATATCTGATGGCATTATGGAGTACCTCCATCAATTGATCCTGGATTTGGCAATGTGTTTCCAGATACAGAGAAAATATCTCCGTCATATGTATGTATGTGACTTAAAATTCCTTGACCAGCATTTGCTACTGGTAGCCAAGCCTCGCCTGTATAAAAATATAATTCATCATCAGTAGTATTATAGTAGATATCTCCAGCTTTACCGTCAGTTGGATTTGTTGGAAGGGCTACTGCATTTAAGGGAACTAAGCGTCTTACTGATGCCACTTATTTACTCCTAACCAGTTACTACTACTCGATAAGCTCCGCTAGATGGTGCTGCAGCAAATTTAACTGTTATTGCAGATGTTGATGTATGTTCAATGTCCACTTCAACTTGTGCAAAAGGTGATAGAACCTCATATACCTGAACAACAAGATCTTTTGTTCCTAAATTATGTGTTACTGTATAAGAAGTTGCAGATGTTGCAAGTGTTTCTGAGTATTTACG